TGTGGGCTGTGTGCGTGGAGGTGGAGTCATGGGGTTAGCACTGCGTAACGTGATACACCGCATGCCCAAGAGGCTGCGTGTGTACAGGCAGAGCCGCATGGATCAACGCATGAAGGGGGCAGCCATAGCGGGAGCGGGGTGGGCCTATCGTCCTGCTCCGTCGATGCCTGAGAGGCTGCGGATAGCCGTGGCTTCGACGCTGGAGGCTGAGGCGTGGCACCTGAGGCAGATAGAGGAACGATGTGATGCTTATCTCACTGGCCTGTATGACTGAGGCGTGGAGGTGGGTGGATGACAGGGTGTATCTACCCCTCACCATGTCACAATGCACGGCACTTTGCTACATTGTAGTGATGTGCTAGGGGAGGCCAAGGGTGGGTGGATTGGGGCCGCAACTGGGTTCGACTGGCGGTAAAGCACGGGGTGACTGTGCTCCGACCAGCACGGGGGTTCGATTCCCCCCGGCTCCATTGTCTGTACTGGAGGCGTGTCCCTGCGTAAAGGAGAACCCTGATGAAGCAGGACAATCGGAAGCTCAAGCCACTCATTCATATGGGTGGTGATGAGATGCGTGACAAGCTGGCTATGAGGCTGGCACGAAACGGGTGGTGGTTCAACGCCGCTACCATCGACAAGCTGTGTCGTATTGTGCGGGCATCCAACCCCAACATGGGCGTGAGTGCGTTCAAGAAGGGCGGTGCGTAATGGGGTACGACAGAGGACCCGCTAAGGTGCGGGTGAAGGTGTTGGAGGGTGTGTTCGGCAAGGTGCAGCGTAGAGTTGGCCCTGTCATCGCCGGTAACGGGGTGATGCGGGTGCAGGCCATCGTTGAGTTGGTAGAGGGTGGCACTCTACGCACCGCCCATCTCCACTGTGTGGATGGGCACTGGTTCATGTGTCTGTTGGAGCAGGCGGGCGAGATGCTGGTCGGGGAGGTGGTGTATAATGGTAGGTAACATACCCCCTGACCCGGAGATGGACAGGTCAGTGCTGGCCCAGTTGAAGGCCATACTGGACAACGTGAAGGTGGAGGTGAAGGTCCTCATCCTTGACCGTGACTCCCTGCGGAGGGAGAGGAACACGGCCCTTCAGGCACTGGCTGATGCCGTGTGTCACGACAGTGGCCCCGCTACCATCCGCATGGACCCGCAGCGTGGGCTGCAAGGGTGGTGTACGGAGTGTGAGTGCTGGCATTGCTGGGCTGACTGGGAGGGAGAGCATGGGTGGGGAGGGACGGAAGATCGGGACTCTCCCGGAGGGAGTCCCCTTTAGGGTCCCACAATGCAGGGTTATAGGGTTGCGAGAGCCGTGACCCCCCTTGAAGAGAACAGAGGGACCCCTTGGGGTCCCCATTGGAGGATCAAGGTGAACACACCGACCGTGTACTGCCTCGGCTCCCATCAGTACCGCCTGACCAAGTGGCAGGAGTGGATGGCTGCTGATCGGGGCTTTGGGATCAAGGAGATGCGATGGCATGTTGAGTACAACCTGTATGGCTGCAACGGGGAGACCGTGGCTCCAAGGCGGGATGCACCCAACGCATGGGGATGGAGGACTTCGATGCGTACCTTCCCCGTAACAGAAGAGGGCTACGCCGACGCACAGCGTTGGGTTGACCACCTTCTGAGACCCATGGATATGGAGAATGACTGATGATACTGTCCTTTGATACCCCCTCTGGCTTGCCCTCGGTGGGCTCGATGAAGGCGGGCTCTGTGTTTGAGTACAACGGTCACTACTACCTGAGGATGCTGGGTGCTGATGGCACGGGCCTTGCCAAGGTGGTGAACATCGTCACTGGTGTCCCGGCTGAGTTCATGTTCGGCACCCTCGTCACCTCTTACGTTGCGACCGTGTCGCTAAAGAAAGCCGTGTAATGAAGCAGCACATGATGACCGTCATCCGTTTGTTCCTGATCAGCCTGCACTTGCCCTCGTTCGTGGTCGGCTTCGTCTGGCAGTTCATAGCGATGGGCTTCAAGACTGGACAAGCGGGCAACTCGGCCATGATACGGAAGGTACTGTGATGCACCGGTACGTCGCTATCAACAAGGGTACGTCGTCGATGACGGAGATGTTCACCGCATCCGATGGTACTGTGGCACGGGAGTACATGGCTGCCATGTGGGGTGCGGGGTGGCGGGATCGCTACATCCTCGCTGCGTTGGGAGGGCTGAACGATGCCTGACCGGAAGACCCTGTTCACCGTGTGGTGCAAGCTGTTCAAGGTGCGGGCCTATGACTACACCGAGAACGAGTACATCATACCATGGGAGAGCGTCGAGAAGGTGTTGGCTGAGTTGAGTGATGAAGCCCTTACTAAGGAGCGGACTGATGACACTGTATCGAGTTGAGTACCGTCACTGTAACAGCGGTGGCATGCAATGGATCAATGAGGCCGATGGTGATGCCCTCATTGAGGCGGGGTGGCTGGTGCATAAGAGCGGCGACCCTGCCAATGGGGCGTGGTTCATGTCCGAGGAGGAGGACGCAGAGACTGCGTACTTCGACGCCATCTCCTCCTTCTACTGTGCTACGGGGATTGACCCCGATCAGACGGCGGGGTGTGGCTGTTGCGGGGCTCCGCACTCCTTCGAGGCTGAGACTGAGGAGGAGTACCATGATGGCTGGCGTAACTTCAGCACGGGTGAGTACGATGAGCATGAGCCCTTCGACTACCGGGATGGTGCTGAATGAGCGTCAAGCCTTACCCTGTCCTTGAGAAGGCGGTGTCGCACAGGAAGTGGCTCAACCCATCGGGGTCAGGCCATATCCTCTGGTCTGTAGGCATGCCCAAGCTGCATGCTGGGAAGAACAAGATGAAGCCTTGGGTGGACGGACCCACCGTGGTGTTCACGTTGGCTGATTGTTCTCGCATGATCAACCTCGACTTCGAGTGTTGGGATAACACCTCTACCTCACCCGTGTTGAAGAAGGTTGACCTCTTGTGTGATGAGGTGATCGCATTCAGGATCGCCTTGTACAGGGCATACACCCTGCATACTGAGTTGAAGGAGAATCTCTGATGAAGCGATTGTTTCAGGTACGCAGTGCGGCGGGTGACCCACTGAGGTGGGACTCAGAGCAGGATGGTGATGGTGTTCGGTACTTCGGGAACAAGGTGGATGCCAAGGTGGCACGGGATGAGGCGGCTAAGCTCACCGGCTTCCCGCACCATGTGACCCTCGGCCCTGACCATTGGGGGAGAGGGTGGGGAGCATGAGCTACGACATCAAGATGATGGCTGAGTCACGGGAGGAGAGGGACCGCCTCGATGACCTCAACGTGACGTTCAACCTCCAACCCCTGTTCGTTCGTGCCTTGGGTGGGGCGGGGCTGAAGGGTATCGACGGGTGGTGCGGTAACGCTATCGCACCCCACGTTGAGCGTTCCCTTCAGCATGTCCGTGCCTACCGCCCCGTGTACGAGGACATCATCCAGCATCACGGCATCACGCATGGCAGTGTCGATGAGGTGATTGAGGTGTTGACGAAGATAATGAAGGCGTCCTATGACTGGCCCGATGGCCTGCTGGTGGTGCTGGCATGACCCACCCCCACTCAGGCGTACTGACGGGTGATCCTGTGTCCTCTTGTGGTGCTGCCCTTGACTGGCAGATATGGTGCGACATGGAGTGGCACTACGAGGCACCCTCACCTCACTGCCCCGGCGAGAAGTTCTGGTTGGAGATCGTCAAGGTGCATGAAGCACAGATCGAGGTGCTGTCACCCAGTCGGAAGGGTGTGCTGTTCTACCTCTATGACCTCGGCTCCATCACTGACTTCCTTGACCTGTGGGGTGTGGACATAGAGGAAGCACTCGATAGTTGGGAGCCTGATACCCATGACTACTGAATCAAACAGATGGACAGCAGCGGAGATTGGAAAACTCATGGCCGAAGAACCCATGAAGGTGTTACTACAGGAGGAGAGGGAGAAGCACCGTCAAGCCTTGACGGCAGTGGTATGGGAGATGGCACAGTCCATTGACGACCAGTTAGTGCGGCTCAACCGCCTGATACGCAACGAGCTTGGCACTGAGGTCACTGATGGTGCGTTCAATCGGATCAAGGAGGACATGAAGATGGTACACTTCTTAGTGTGGCGGCAGGCCAAGTCATCACGCAGAAAGGCAGGGCTATGAGTCTCACCGTCATACCTGACAGTGGCGGTGACCCCGCACCCATGGACAAGGTGGTGTACACCATCCATGATAGGGTTACCGACAAGCAGCAGGTTGCGTACTCCCGTGCCTATCACGATGATTATGAGTGGAATCATCCCGACTACGCTCGCAACTCAATGTGCGATGGATACTATGAAGACAGAGAGAGGTTCGTCGTAAAGAAATGGCTCGTAACGTACACCCTTGTGAATGGAGATGTTGAATGAAGGTATTCAAGCTACGCATCAGGCAGGGCAGGCTGGCAGTGGTGGCTAACTCGGAGGCACACGCCAACCGACAGGCCGACGCCTTCGAGCGTGATGCACAGCGGTACTGGGTACGCAACCAAGCCGAGGTGAGGCCCGGCGTGTTCGCACTGGGCACTGAGGCTAAGCGTGAGCTTGGTGTGTCCATCTTCGAGGTGCCCGGTGCGTAAGTTCATCGCAGTGATAGAGCACCCGGACCTTCAGGGTCTGATCGGCACACGGACAGACGTTCATGTTGAAGGGTTCAGTGACAACCTTGATAAGCTCGTAGCTTACATGAAGGCACTGGGTCTACCCGAAGAGATCGGTATCTCTTTCTTTGAGAGGATCAGGTAATGTCACAGCAAGGTGAAGAGGTAATCGTTGGTAATGTCCCCTTGGGGCAGGCTAGGTTCATTGTGTTCGCTGATGCTGACCACTATAGGGGTGAGGGTGGTGTGACCATGGGGTTTGACATCCAGACCGCAGCGAGAGCGTATGCTAACGACATGGTACGGCAGCGTGTCCGTATCTACTGGGTGGCAAAGGTTGAGACCATCCATCAGATCCCAGTCAACGTAGATGAGGTCGAGTGATGACACAATTCAAGTTGAGCCCCAAAGAAGCACGGTCACTGGTGGCTGATGCACTGGAGTCGGGCAAGTACGAGCAGGGCAAGGGCTGGTTGGAGAGGGACGGCAAGCTGTGCTGCCTTGGGGTGGCCTGTCGTATCTTTCAGGAGAAAGAGGGTGGCTTGCTCATCCAACCGGACGGCGGGTGGGTTGATCCCGACCACGACGGTGCCACTAGGCACGGGGCTGTCGCATTCAACGGGCAGTCTTCGCACTTGCCTTACGAGGTGAGGGATTGGCTGGGCTTCCGCTTGGCAACAGGTGAGTGGGATCTGGACAATCCCATCAACATCCACCATGATGACGACGATCAGCATCTCGTCACTGCGTTGACCACTGCCAATGACGACGGTATGCCCTTCAAGGAGATCGCTGACTTCTTCCGTGACCCCCCGCAGGGTATGCTGGGTGAGGGTGAGGACTTGGGCTGATGGTAATCTCGGTCAACAAGATACGATGTAACGCATGCGAGGATGTCATTGAGTCCACCCATGTGCATGACTTCAAGTGGTGCAAGTGTCACGCCGTGTTCGTTGACGGTGGGCCTGAGTACCTGAGGAGGGGCGGGCAGGGGCTCGACTTCAAGGGGTACACTGAGATGTCTGAGCATCACACTGCCGAGGAGGTGGCGGATGCACTGCGTGACCACTCAGAGGGGATGCCCCTAGACACACCACGGGAACGCAATCGCCTGCGATGGATGACCATTGCGGCTGACATGCTGGAGGACCAATGAGAGCGGCCACCCGTAAGGTGAGGTGGTGGGTGCAGCGGGGGCTGATGCCTCCCGACGAGGTGATCCTTCACAAGATCAAGGTGTCGCTGAAGAAGAGGAAACGTGTTAGCATTCGTGAGTTAGTACAACACCACTCGAAAGGTAGAGAATGAGACAACTCAGATGGTACGTTGGTAACCTGCAACAGAACGATGACTCTGTTACTGAGTACCAACGCAAGACTGTCATTGACCTGTTGATTCAGCACTACGGCGGGGCCACTGTGTACCCCACCGCTGGCTACTGGGAGGACGCGGAAGGGAGGCTGTGCATTGAGTCGTCGTTCGTGTTCGAGGTGGTGACGGATAACCATGACTGGCCTTCGCCCAACCCTCGCACCGTGGCTGATGAGATCAGGGTACTTGCCAATCAGGAGTCGGTGCTGTTCACCGACATCAACATCAGCACGGGAGGGTTTGCGAAGGGGGTGAAGGATGAGTGACATCACGATCACACGCCTACAACTGGAGGCGTGGGCTACGGCAGTGGGCATCGCCATCGAGGCGTTCGACAGCCTAGTGCGGACACCCTCTGTGTTGGCTGAACGCCTGTTGGAGCAGGCCCTTGAGGACATGCGTGATGAGTTGGCCGAGGAGGCTGACGAAGAGGACGACGAGCCTGACCTGTATGACCCCGACGCACCGAGCGACGGGTGGCAGGCCGAGGATCAGTTGAGTGAGTTGGATGACCCGGACTTCAGACCGACCTACCTTTAGGAGAGACACATGACAATGACAACGACCGCCATCGGTGACGCTATCGGTGAGGCCATCGAAGAGTACGTCAATGAGATGGACACCAGCGGCATCCAAGAGGATGTCATGCAGCAGATGCGTGACGAGTACGTCACCACCTACGACATGGAGCAGGGTGTAGAGGAGTACGTCCAGAACCAAGACCTGATGGAGCGGTACGAAATCGAGCGTTTGGTCGAGGACACTCAGGAGGGGCCGGTTGAGGATCACCTCACTTCTGCCCCGCACTACACCATCGAGGAGATCAAGGAGTTGGTGGCTGAGTACGTCGCCCAGCGTAGCCTCACGGCACGACTCTCTTCTTTGTTTGCCAAGATTCGGCTCGCCCTCAGGGTGAGGCTGACGCTGAGGCGTGGCTGATGGAACTCGACATCGACATCGAGCAGATGTTGGAGGACGTTCGCACCCTCTCCCCGGCGATGCTGAGCACGGAGTGGGACGAGCGGCAACAGGCATCGGATCGGTTGAACACCGAGATCGAACACATAGCATACTACCTTGAACATGGTAGCATCATCGTGGTTGATGACGACATGGATACACAGGAGAATGACCGTGACTAAGACTAAGACAACAGATGTATGGCTCGTAAGAACCTACGGTGAGATTGAGTTGTTCACCCGCAAGGACAAACCTGAGAAGGATGCTTGGAGAGAGTATTATGATGATCCCGCCTTCTCGTTCTGTGACGCAGAGTTCCGCCGTGCCTTCGGGTTCCTTGGCATGAGAGATGGACAGGCACCCAAGCGATTCCGCATCACCATTGAGGAGATCGAGTGATGACGAGCATGGAAGAAGTGCAGACATTCCTGACTGAGGAATTGGAGCGGCTGGAGAACGAAGGCGACACGATACGGGAGAAGGCAGACATGGTGGAGTCTGCCCTTACTATGGTGCAGGACATCGTAATGATGGAAGGGGATGAGTGATGGCATACACCACCGTGAACTTCCAGACCAAGAAGGCCCTCAAAGAGGCCATCGCAAAGGGCGACCGCATCACCGTGTTCCAACCCGGCCCCTTCGGCCCCGATGCTAAGGACGGGATGGTTGCACTCGAAGGACCGCACTACCCTGAGGCTCACCGCTGGTACGCCAGTGCCATGGTCGAGGGCGGCGTGATCGTGGGGAAAATAGGATGACTATGAAAGGAATCCAATTCGTACTGTACATCGTGAACTTGGTCAGCGGTATGGTGTACATGATCATAGGCTTCCTCTCCGATACCCCGGAGAAGGAGACCCACTTCCTCCTGATGGCTATCGTTCTGCTGATCGTCGCTGCGATGATACGCAATGACATTGAGCGGGCTGACTGATGGCTGTCGAATCATGCGGCAGCGGTGGGTTCGTCGTGACAGGCAAGAGGGACATCGCCCTGCTCAGGCTCAACATGCTAGTGAGGGGCCTCGGTCTAGAGATGAAGGGCATGCGGATAACCCGTGGCCGTACCTGCTACTCCCTGCTCAAGGAAGAGTACGAGTTCAAGGGTAACAAGAAGAAGGTGCTACTGCAAGCTCTCATGCTGCAAGACCAGACCGAGGCCCGTCGTAGCTCTACCCCTGACAACGAGGTCATCAACGTACCGGAGACACCGCATAATGCTAAGTGACATCGAGAGGTTGGGCGAGGCCCTAGCCCATTGGAAGAAGATCGCCGCCATGTATGAGGTGGAGGTCGGCAACACGAAGGCCAAGATTCAGGCGTTGAAGGAAGAGATCGAGGGGTTGAAGGAAGAGGCAGCCCGACCCGCTGGAGGCCACCACTAGCATGAGAAGCATCGAAGGACTGATCAAGCTCGCCCTTGAGGGTGAGCAGTACCGTGAGTGGTATCAGCAGGCCGAGCAGGAGATCCGCATCGCCTGCCTGCACTATGGCTGGTGCCCCACCCGGTTCGCTGACATACTGGCGATCACCTCGCCCCGTACTCAGGTCACCCGCAACTGGCGGGTCACCAAGATGTACATGCGGGGTGAGCCCATGCCCAAGGATGTCATGCGTACCACCCGTGCCGCCATCGCCCACTACGAAGCGACCGGCGAGATCCGAGGGCCAAAGACGAGTCAGTTTGCGTTGGCACTACAAGGTGTGCCACACGCTGTCGTCCTTGATACATGGATGGCAATGGCCCTCAAGTGTAACATCAGGTTCAAGCCCGCCGAGGTGCGGCTTGAGGCTGAGCGTAGAGTGAGGCTGGCTGCCCGTCGTTTGGGCTGGCCCGCCCGTGAGTTTCAGGCCGCCGTATGGTGTGCCACAGTCAAGAGAGCGGGGCGTAGTGTCCCCTCTATGAAGGAGAGTTCATCGTGAATCAACTGAACAGCAACCCCAACGCAGGCATCGCACCGTCCATCATCGGCACCGACTGGACTGGTGCCGACCTGTCCAAGCTGCGGCTCATCCGCATCGACAACGACCTGCTATCTCAGCGAGCCTTCGCCCGCATGGTGGAGGGTGACTTCCCCGGTCGCACCTATCAGGGTGTGTACCATCAGGTCCGCTACGTTGATCAACTGATCCGCATTGACTCCGCCCCGGTCACTGCGGTGGAGATCGGCTGATGGAACTGACCTTCCCCATCCGCCCGGCCACCAAGCCCGCCAAGCCCACCGTGCAGGACCTGAAGCCCGGCGATGCGTTCGAGTACAAGGGCAACTACTACATGGCGTTGAGGGACTTACGGGGGGCTCGCCTGTATAGCGGCCTGATCACGCAGTTCAGTTACTACGATGAGGTCACCCCGTACACCGCCACGGTGTCGCTGACTAAGAAGGACGGATGATGCGAGCAGGCATTGGACTGATGCTGGCAGGCGTCGTACTCATAGTAGTGGGTGGCCTGATGAATGCCAGCAACGAAGAGATCAATGCCGATGCCTCTGCCCGCTCCTTCACCCTCAGGGTGGAGGACGGGCGGGGCCACGGTGGTAGCGGGGTGGGGTGGCATGAGGGTACGGTACTCACTGCTGCCCATGTTATCCAAGGCCCGCTCGAAGGCTACATCGTGCGACAGGGCGACAAGGAGTGGAGCATCTTCGCCGCCCGATACATTGGGGGACGGGATGCCGTGCTGTTGTATGTGCTGGGCGATGGGCCGCTGCCCGTGCCTGACAGGCGGGACACCCCGCTCATTGATGGTGAGACCGTGCTAGTGGCTGGTCACCCTTGGGGTGGCCCTTGCCTAGTGACGCACGGTAGGGTGGCGGGCATCTCTAAGGTTCGCCCGTGGTGTCGCATGTCCGACGCCGATATCAACCCCGGCAACAGCGGAGGCCCTGTGTTCGATGAGGACGGCAACCTTATAGCCATTGTCACCGCAGGAACGACGGGATGGGGTGCCTCCCTCGCCGTTGTCCTGCCCATTGCGGAGGTACTGGATGGACTGGAACAACCTGACCCCGGAAGAGAAGGAAGCCCTGTGGGCAGAGGAAGAAGTCATCGAGATGGGCTGTATCGACCGAGGCATCCAGCAGTACCGTGACAACTGTGCCCGGCAGGCCCTGTCGGAGCGGCCCTCCACCCGGAGGGTGATGGCTGACTGGATCGAACCCCTCGTCGGTGGCGTTGAAGACGCCCGATGGTGGGCTGAGAATGGCCGAGCGATGAAGTGGTGCTACGGGTGGGGCATCCCCTTCATGGTGATGGACCCCGGCAGCATCGCACTACTCATACTGCACTCTGTCTTCGGCTCCCTCACATGGGAGGAGGATGTGTCCACCACTGCCCTTGCGGGTAGACTGGGTGAGGCAATGGAGATGGAGTATCACTTCCTCTGTCTGCGGGAGCAGTTCCCCAAGCTGCTTGCTGTGATGCAACGGAGGGTGAAGACATGGACACGGCAGTCGGTACGCCGTGCGTCCAAGAGGATGAAGGAGTTGTCTGACTTCGGCGGCAAGTGGGACAGGCGGCAGCGTAGGGCATGCGGTGCCAAGCTGTTGTCCATCCTGCTAGAACACACCGACCTGTTCGAGGTGGTGAACCGCCGCTCGAAGAGGAAGAAGCACAACTCCAACTACCTGAGGGTCACCCCGAAGTGGCTGGATGTCATCCACGCCATGGACAGGGACATCGAGATCCTCACACCCATGTTCCAGCCGATGGTGGTGCCGCCCCTGCGGTGGGCACCCGGTGAGAGGGGCGGGTATCAGCACCTCAGCAAGTACACGGACCTGTTGATCCACAAGCCGGGGCAAGTCAAGGTGGCTGACGACCATGACCCCCAAGTGTACGACGCCGTGAACACGGTGCAGTCCACGCCATGGCGTATCAACAAGCGTGTGCTGGAGGTGATGGATCAGGTGTGGGCAGCAGGCGGCGGCTACGCTGGTATACCCCCGGTTGAACCTGACCCGCTACCGAAGCGGTGCCCCGACAACGCACCTGACATGGCCGTGGCCGAGCGTAACCGCAAGGCCGAGGCTGTGTACCGACGCAACGCCCGCATGGTTGGCAAGAGGCTGGTGTTCTTGCAGACGATAGACCTTGCCACTAGGTACAGTAAGTACGATGCCTTCTACTTCCCGCATCGCTTCGACTTCCGAGGCAGGGTGTACCCCTTGCCCGTCTTCCTGCAACCGCAGGGTAACGACGTAGCACGGGGCCTGCTTGAGTTTGAGGAGGGCAAGGAGCTAGGGGAGGAGGGCATGCGGTGGCTGATGATCCACTTCGCCAACTGCATGGACATGGACAAGGTGTCCCTTGACGACCGGGTAAGCTGGACCGAGGACAGGATCGAGTTGATCTGTCGCACCGCCATGGACCCGCTCGACAACAAGTGGTGGATCATGACCGATGCCCGTGGTCGGATAAAGAATGACCCGTGGCAGGCACTGGCCTGCATCTTCGACCTCCACGCTGCCATCCTCGATGAGGCCCATGTGTCCCATCTCCCGGTGTCTGTGGACGGCAGCAACTCAGGGCTACAGCACTTCTCGGCCATGCTGAGGGACCCTCAGGGTGCCCGGCTGGTCAACCTGAGCCCATCCCCGGTGCCGTCCGACATCTACTCAGATGTGGCAGGCTGGGTACTTGAGGCGGTCAATGAGGACGCAAGATCGGGACTCTCCCGGAGTGACACGACTCTGGACTCGATGCCGATTGACTGGCTGAGACAGGGCATAGACCGCAAGCTCTGTAAGAGGGGGACCATGACCTACTGCTACGGGGTGACCCAGCAGGGGCTCAAGGACTCACTCATAGAGGATGGGCTGTGTGACTGGTCATCCAACCAGTTCGCCGCCTCCCGCTACATCGGCAAGAAGATATGGGAGGGCATCCAAGTCAACATCACGGCGGCGAAGGAGGCGATGGACTGGCTACGCAAGTGTGCCACCCTCGCCAACGATGCCGAGAAGCACCTTGAGTGGCGTACACCCTTCGGGTTCCATGTGGTACACCCGTACCGCAAGGGTACATACGAGAGGGTGACATGCCTTGGCTCCGAGCTACACTTCCTCCACTTCGAGGATGACGATGCGGTCTCGAAGCACAAGCAACGCAACAGCCTGCCCCCCAACTTCGTGCATTCCCTTGACGCCTGCCACCTGATGATGACGGTGGAGGCGGGCAAGAGGGTGGGCATCACCGCCTTCATGGTGGTGCATGACAGCTTCGGCACCCATGCTTGCGACATGGACACTCTCAATGCGGTGCTGCGTATCGAGTTCATCGCGTTGTACAAGAACGATATCATGGAAGACTTCCGACAACAGGTGCGGATGCAGACGGGGGTGGAGCCTCCGCTTGTGCCTGAGAAGGGGACCTTCAACATAGACGAGGTGATTCACAGTGAGTACATCTTTGCCTAGCCTGCCCGATCCCATTGGGTTGGGGTACAGGACATGGCATGTGCAGTACGACAAGGGTGTGCAGGACGATGAGTACGGGGAGCTAGTGACGAACAGGGGACTGATCCTTGTGATGCCGGGCATGGACCCCGTTGCTGTGGTGGACACAGTGCTGCATGAACTACTGCATGCTATGCTGCACAACACCACGACCACCCTGACTACCAAGCAGGCGGAAACGGTGATCACTCAGCTAGCCCACGGGCTGACCGAGTTGATCGACCGCAACCCTGAGTTCATGGAGTGGATTGATTCACAACTACGAGAGGAGACTGAGTGAAGGTATACATAGCGGGACCCATGCGTGGGTTCGCAGAGTACAACTTCCCCGCCTTCGACTATGCCGCACGGCGGCTACGTCAGGCTGGGCACAACGCCATCAACCCTGCCGAGTTGGACCGGGTGGTGGGCATCCATGAGTGGACAGATCCGTTGCCTAAGGACTTCATGCGAGGTGCGATGAGGCGTGACCTCACGATCATCTGCGATGAGGCCGAGGGCATCGTGCTGCTGCCGGGATGGAGGGATTCGAGGGGAGCGTTAGTAGAGAAGTCACTGTGTGACTTGCTGGGACTGCCCAGCTTTGACTCCATGACACGCCACCTTAGGGGCGACGGCCCGGCAGTGGAGTACATGAACGACATCCTGCTCAAGATGGAGGCCATCAATGAGCCGAGTCCTTGTAATACCTGACCAACACGCCCCCTTCATGCACAAGAAGGCGATCCCCTTCCTGTGCCGGGTGCGTGACGAGTGGAAGACGGATACCGTCGTCAACATTGGCGATGTCACCGACTCCTACTTCGCCACCCGGTTCCAGAAGGACCCGATGAACAGCACTGCATGGGAGGTGGAAGCCTGCAACAAGCAGATCGACAAGCTCAAGCGGGAGTTCCCTGTCCAACAGGTGTGCATCGGCAACCACGATGAGCGTGTCGCTCGTCGCTGCGAAGAGGCGGGTGTCCCCGGCCAGTTCCTCAAGGACTACGCCGCCATGTGGAACACACCGCAGTGGGAGTGGGGTGTCAAGTTCCTCATAGACGGCAACCTGTACATCCACGACGGTGGGTGCGGGGGCGTCACCGGCCCACGCCGTGCTGCCCTTGAAGAGGGGCGTAGTGTGGTGCATGGGCACTACCACAAGCATGCGGGCATCCACTACATCCGACAGCGGACGAAGCGGAAGCAGTTGTGGGGCATGAACGTCGGCACCGTCATTGACGAGTCGGCATACGGCTTCGCCTATGGGAAGAACGAGCGGCTGGGCTCAGTGCTTAGCTGTGCCGTCGTCATCGACGGGCTCCCCATCCTCATACCAATGGTGTGACATGGATACCAATATGCTGATGGTGGGCATACTGCTGGGCCTCATCGGAGTCGCTGGGCTTAGCGTGATGGCATACACCTTATGGAGTGAACATGGACAGCAGTAGAGAGAATAGGATCAGGGCACAGGGTGTAGTACAGGCCGTGATCGCAAGCGGAGCCCCCGCTGATGAGTGGGCAAGCCGAGCAAGGTTTGCAATGCGAGTCGTCAACTACATGGCGGCTGGCTTGGACAAGAAGAAGCCTAAGGAACCCAAGGTTCCCGACGCACTCGCTTACAAGCCGCGACCTGATATGGGTCCCGGTTAGGAGAATGAATGATGGCAACAACTAAGATCAAGCTGACCAACCGTAAGCTGCTCACCCCCAAGGGACAGTTCCAGTGGGCGTACCTGAGCAAGCCGGATGATGCTTTCAACAAGAGCCAGTACCGCTGCACCATCTACTTCTTGGACAAGAAGGACGAGGAGTATGTGGCGTTCGTCGGCAACATCAAGCGGCTCGCCAAGGAGTACGCCAAGGAGATCGGCAAGCCGATCAAGAGCGTCAACATCCCGATGAAGGTAGCCACTGAGAGTCAGGCCGAGAAGGCTGGCGTCCCGGTGGGCACCCCGTTCATCGAGGCCAAGACCAAGGCCATGACTAAGGAAGGCAAGGCCAAGGGTCCGGTCGCTGTGTTCAATGCCAAGGGACAGAAGGACATGAGCCTTCAGGTCTTCGGCGGGGACATCGGTAGGCTGGAGATCACCGTTGACGGGTACGATTCCCCGCCACCCATTGGCCGGGGCCTGACCCTGTACCTCAACGCCGCCCAGCTTCTCAAGTCGAGTGGCAAGGGCAGTGCGGGTGGTATGTTCGAGCAGGAGGATGACTTCCTCACGGATGACACCGACGACAGCCCGGTCAACGAGGCTGACCCGGATGAGTTCGAGGATGAGGACGAGGAGGACAGCGACTTCGGGGAAGGCGATGAGGACGAGGAGGACAGCGACGAGGAGGATGACGATCCCACCGCTGGCCTTCTGTGATCCGAATAGTTCTGGACGTAGTGCCGGTCCCTGCTTCGAGGCCCCGTGTCTCGAAGTGGGGCACCTACTACGGCAAGACGTACAAGGCGTTCCGCAAGGCGATGGAGAAGGAGCTATCAGGATGGGAGGACCCACCCATAGCGGGTGCCCTCATCGTGGATGTCACGTTCCATTGCAAGACGCCAAAGAAACCCACCAAGCTGTGGCCCCGTGGGGACATAGACAACTACCTCAAGGCACTGTTCGACTCGTTGAACGGTATCGTATGGGGTGATGATGACCAGATCATCATGGCGGTGGGGTCAAAGGTATATGCGGACAACCCGCACATCGAGGTCATCATTAGACCGGGAAGAGATAGACCATGAGTGATACAAGCAAGCAACCCTGCCCTCAGTGCCGGGAGAAGGGCGAGGACACCAGTGGTGACAACCTCGTCAACTTCGGTGAGGGACGCGGGGCACACTGCTTCGCTTGCGGCTACCATGTCCACGGTGACGGGGTGATGAAGAGGACGGCATCGTCCAGCCTCTCCAGTCCCATCAAGGGCAAAGTCATCAGCCTGAAACACAGGCACATTGACCAACGCACCACCCACCTGTTCGACTACCGCTGCTATAGGCAGGGCGGGGTTGTCAAGGAGTGTGCCAACTACTACCTCGACGGCAAGATCGTGGCCCAGCATACGCGAGGCCCAAAGAAGCAGTTTAGGTGGAAGGGTGACACTGACAACCTGCCCCTGTTCGGGCAGTGGCTGTGGTCAGGTAAGGGTAAGCGTATCGTAGTGACGGAAGGCGAGATTGATTGCATGTCCGTCAGCATGCTGTGGCAGAACCGATGGCCGGTCGTGTCCCTACCCAATGGGATACAGAGCGGGCTCAAGTACATCCGCATGAACGCTGAGTTCCTGTCGGGGTATGACCAGATCGTCCTGTGCTTCGACAACGACGAGGCAGGGCGAGCGGGGGCTGAGGAATGTGCTGAGATCCTACCACCCGGTAAGGTCCGCATCGCACACACCTCACTCAAGGATGCCAACGAGCATGTGCTGAAGGGTGAGACAAAGACCCTGATGACTGCGATCTACGAGGCCCGCCAGTACCAGCCCGATGGCATACTGCATGCCAGTGATGTCACCTCAGGGGATGCACCCGTCCAGCGGATGTGGTCGTTCCCATGGTGCAACCTGACCAAGGGCCTGATGGGCCAGCGGTCGGGAGAGATGTCACTGTGGGCATCAGGCACGGGCAGTGGCAAGTCCACGGTCATGCGGGAGATGGTGTATCACCACCTGATTCGCGGCAGGACAGTGGGCGTCCTCATGTTGGAGGAGTCACCGCTCGAAACGCTAGATGACCTGATCGCACTCAAGCTGAACAAGGCAGTGCGTCAGATCAGAGCGAGCCGCATCCTCAACGCCCTGCTCATTGACGAGGGTGGCGAGGCACTGGACTTCGGGTTCCCTGACAACCTCACTGACGAGGAGTATGATGAGACACGAAAGTTCTTCGGAGGGCTTCCGCTGTACATATATGATCACCATGGAACCAATGAGTTCGGGTCAGTATTGCAGCGGGTCGAGTACATGGCAGCAGCCCTTGAGTGCGACATCATCGTTATTGATCATGTCACCGCACTGGTGGCTGGGATGGCTCGCAATGGTAGCGAGCGTGAGTGCATCGACGAGATTATGCGGCAGCTTCGGTCCATCGTGGAGCGAACAGGCGTACATATTGACATCGTGTCTCAACTGAACAGACTCGACGGCAAGGCAGCAGAGGAAGGGGCACAGATCAGCCTCAAGAACCTGCGTGGTTCGGGCTCACTGGGTAGTGTGCCGAACAATGTCATCGCCATCGAACGCAACCAGCAAGCAGAAGACCCGGAGGAACGCAACATGATAAAGGTGCGTATCCTCAAGGGCAGATTCATAGGTGACACGGGTATCGTAGGTCACCTCAAGTTCAACAAGCAAACCCGTCGTCTGGATGAGGCCGAATGGACCGAGCCGGGCGACCACACGGAGATAGAAGATGTCGGATCAACGATCAACGCAGAAGAAATCCTCCCCGAAGAAGGCGGAGTCACTGAAGACCATGGACTTGGTGCAGCCGTGGCCTGATGGCAAGAGCATGCACCAGCTTGACGAGTTGAACATCATGTTCAGCACCCGCGAGCTTCGGCTGGTGGTGAGTGAGTTGCAGGGGCGGGTCGCCGCCCTTGAGAATCGTCCCGTGTTCATGGACGCGAAGTGATCACATACCTCGCGGACATCGAAGCCAACGGCAGACTTGAACTCGACATGAAGCGTGGCGTGGTCAAGGTGCGGGAGGCGACGGTGATCCATCTGCTGGTGATGAAGAATCTCCAGACAGGCGAGGTCAAGGTGTACCGCAGGAACGAGAGAGAGGACACCATAGCTGAGGGGTGGGCCGAGCTACAGCGAGCCGGTCTCGTCATTGGACACAACTTCATCCAATACGATTGGCCCCTCCTCTGCCGCCTCGAAGGAGAGCCCGCCCACCGGCCCAAGATATTCGATACCTTGGTCGGCGGTCGGCTACTCTGGCCGGATGAGAAGGCTCACCCGTATGGTGGTAACTCTCTCGATGCTCTGTCGGTGGTGGCTGGCGGTGCCCGCAAGATGCCCTTCAAGGGGCCGTGGGATTGCTGGTCGCAGGAGATGGAGGACTACTGCATCGGGGATGTGGAGGCAGAGGAGAGCATTTTCCTATGGATGCGACCTCGCCTCCAACCCTATGCAGTGGCGTTCCGCATCGAGACCCGCATCGCTACGATCATAGCCGCCCAGCAGGAGAACGGTGTCCGCATTGACATCGAGCAAGGCGAGCAACTGATCGAGCGGATGGAGATCGTGAGGGCCGATGCCCTCGACAAGTTGCAGGCTGCATTCCCTCCCACCGTGGAGGTAATGAAGTCACGGTGGTGGCTGGGGGCTGACGGCGTGGAGTACGACACGAAAAAGTCTGGTCCCAAGGATGGGGAGTGGGGTGAGTTCAAGACGAAGGAACACCCCTTCGAGTGTACGACGCAGCACCTTGCCCGTCGCTTCAAGGAGAAGTATGACTGGGACGCACCGCTCACCAAGAAGGAGAACCCCTCCATCAAGGAGGATGTGCTGCTGGCCCTCGACTTCGAGGAAGCCGAGTGGGCGTACCACCACAACATGGCGAAGATGAGGCTGGGGCACCTGATGGACTGGACTATCAGGGCACGGGAGTGCCGCACCCCCGGCGTCATACACCCCAGCATCAACACCAACGGTGCGGTCACGGGCCGCATGACCCACAGCCAGCCCAATCAGACGGCAGCACCCAAGGTGCAGACCGACGAGGACTCAGGCCACCCGCTGCTGGAGTGGGAAGGACGATGGGGGTGGGAGATGCGGTCACTGTGGAAGCCAGCCCATGAGGGGTGGTGGCAGTGGGGTGCAGATGCGAGCGGGCTGGAGTACCGCATGCTGGCCGATGCCATGTGGCAATGGGACGGCGGGGCATACGCCAAGATCATCCTGACTGGAGACATTCATGAGCATAACCGAAGGGCAGGCGGGCTTCTTACTAGGTCCCAATCGAAAGAGACTGGATATGCCTTCCTTTACGGAAGCGGAATGGAATCACTTGGTATCACTATCGGAACCCATCCTTCGCTTGATGGTAAGCAACGGAAGAGGTATTCCAAGCTGCTTCGATCCGAGAAAGGTCGCAAGTCTATTGGGGCGGGGTTCCGACGCAACCTTAGGAAGGGACTGCCCGCCCTCGGCAAGCTGATCGACCACTGCATCCACGCCGCCGACCAGTACGGCTATCTCACGCTGTATGATGGACGCCGGGCACCGGCCCGCAAGTCGTATGCCGCACTGAACACCAAGCTACAGGGCAACGGGGCCATCGTGATGAAGCTCGCCCTGATCCTGTTCGTGCATCGGATGGAGGTTGAGTTCGGGTTCAAGCACGGGGTGGAATACGCCCTGATGCTGAACGCACATGACGAGTTCCAAGGCGAGGCTCTCACCAAGGTGGTAGCAGAACATGCGGGTCAAGCCGCAGTGTGGGCTATCGGTGAAGCGGGCCGTCGCCTCAAGTGCAAGATACAACTAGATGGAGAGTATCGGGTCGGCAAAAGCTGGGCCGAGACACACTGATGAGAGTAATACTGAAGACAAGGTGCGGGTGTACCCGCATTATCTGCCTGACCGGGTGTCCGCCCAATGTTAGGGTGCCGATGTTGAGGCGGGTCAACGCCCTTCGGCACAGTCCGGGCGACATCGTGGACACACCGTGGAACAACCCCGACTATGTGTACCCCATTGACGACCGCCTCTTTACGACCACCGGGCAGCGGGATGAGGACACCGGGCTGATGCTGTATGAGGAGGACTGATGTACAAAGGAACACACGCATGGGGCAACACGGTGAGTGCCCAAATCCACACAGCAGTTGAGCAACTGCTTGAGGATGGACCTTTCAAGACCGAGAGTTGTCGGGACATTCGCACTTGCTCGCAACTAATCAGCCTGCATTGGAGACCCTTCAAGACGGGGCCGACGTTCTGCTCCTTTATACGGTACGACGACGGCTTCATCATGACCGATATGTCGGACAAGAAGAAGGGAGACATCGCATGGACTATCGGGATGGACTTGGCCTCAAGATTTCCTGAGATGCTGACCCGCATCTCAGACAACAGCGATAAGTGGGATGCACTGCAAACCAAGATTCACAACCGAGTATGGAGGAGAGCATGGCGAAATACTACTGCACTTTGGCGAAAGTTTACGATGTGGGAGAAGGCGGGCAACACCACGCATGACTGATTACTACTGCACCCTCGCCAAGGTTTACGATGCGGATAAGCACGACGTTACGGGGTGGGTTTGGAGCGAGAAGCTCGACGGAGTGAGGGCACTGTGGCGTCCCGACGAGGGCCGCTTCGTGTCACGCAGCAACAAGCCACTCAATGTCCCGCCGTCGTGGCTGAAGATGATGGCCGAGGTGAAGATACCCCTCGATGGCGAGTTCTTCATGGGCCGGGGCCGTTTCAATGAGACCATCTCGGCGGTGCGGAAGAAGGCACCCACTGAGGAGCAGTTCATCGGCGTGAAGTACGCCGTGTTCGACGCCGTGGTGGAACAGGCCGACTTCGCGGAGAGGCTGAGCATGGCAGAGATGGCAGTGGCTAGGGTCAAGGACACCCGCCTCTTCGTTCACCTCCATACGACCGTGACCAACATGGCCTCGATTGGCGTGGCGTATCTCTCCATCATGGCGTCGGGGGGAGAGGGCATCATGTTCCGCAACCCCGGTTCGCAGTACGAGTTCAAGAGGACGAGCAACCTACTCAAGATGAAGGGGGAGATAGACGGCAAGGCCACGGTGCGGGCAATACAGCCCGGCAAGGGCAAGCACGAAGGACGCATGGGTGCCCTTGAAGTGGACGCCTTCTACGAGGGCAAGGCCATCTCATTCGAGGTGGGCACGGGGTTCACTGACGAGGAGCGGCAATGGTGGTGGGACAATGACCCCGTGGGTCAGGTCATCCGGTGGCGGGGGATGGAATTGACAGTGGACGACAGCGTTCGCTTCCCAGTGTATGTATGCAGAGATGAGGGAGACTAAATGCAAATCGTAGGATTCGGTGGGCTCGCTAAGGCGGGCAAGACGACAGCAGCGTGCATCTTGTCAACGTGGGCATTCGAGCGGGGCTACCATGTGGTGGCTGACCAGTTCGCAAGGCCCCTCAAGATGGCCGCGAGGATGATGGGGTTCATCAAGGGTGGGGAGTACGATGACCTGTATCGTGATTTCTGCCAGTACGCCGGGACCGACTTGGCCCGCAAGCGGGGGCATGTGGACTGGTTCGCCAACCTGATGCAGAAGCGTCTGGATGTCTACGCCCTTGAGGAGCAGCAGCGTATGGCGGTGGAAAGCGGGCCAATCACAGAGTTCCATGAGACCATCGTGATCGTAGATGATCTCCGGTTCCAGAACGAGGTTGACCTACTCAACCTATACAAGGGACGCACCGTGTTCATCTGTGCAGCCCAACGGTTGAAGGATATGGACGCCAAGTGGCGTCAGCATGAGAGCGAGGCCCTCGCCTATGACTACACTTACGGCAGGCTGCCGGACAAGACCTTCAACTTCAGCGTACCGAACAATAAGTGGAGTGTGTCGGAGGATGACCACGATGGAATCACCTTCCCACTCCTGATCAAGGCCATCCACGATTTGGCCCCCACACTGGCGTCACTGGACGCAGCGGAGAGACTGCATGAGTAAGTGCAAGTACGGGGTGGAACTACACCCTGACTGGTGGCGTCCCCATTGGGATTATTGTGCAGGCTGTTGCCGAGATTTACTGAAACGATTTGAGGAGATACTTACATGAGTGAACGACGATACCACACCGAGCGGACGGCCCTGATTGACGCCGATCACCTTGCCTACCAGCAGGCGGCGGCGGCACATGCCAACCAAGACTCGGCACATGAGATGAATGAGCGTATTCAGGACCTGTTGGCGGCATACACCCGCCTCGCCTGTTGCACCAAGTTCATCACCGTGTTCAGTTGCAGCCGGGAGGACAACTTCCGGCGTGGCATCTACGCACCGTACAAGACCAACCGCACCGCCGAGCCCCCAGCCATGTTGGATGCGGCTCGTCAGTTGCTGGCTGAAGCAGGCCCCACCATCACCCGCCCCAAGGTGGAGGCAGACGATGTGATGGGCATACTCCAGACCAACGGCAAGATCGCCCACACGGTGATCGTGTCGGTGGACAAGGACATGCGGTCCATCCCCGGTTTGCACCTCAACCCCACCAAGGACGACTTCCCGGTGCGGGTCACACTGGAGGAAGCGGACCACGCCTTCTATGTCCAGTGGCTCACTGGCGATCCCACTGATGGCTATCCCGGCATCAAGGGAGTAGGCAAGGTCAAGGCCGAGAAGATCATACGCTATGCTGAGAACGGCACGGAGCGAGCGATTCTTGAGGCGTACCGGAACGCGGGCAAGACCCCGTTCGAGGCCATGGAGCAGGCCGCGTGTGCCCGCATCCTGAGGGCAGAGGACTGGAGCGTCGAGGGAGGCCCCATCCTGTGGGAGCCGGGCATTGATGTCGCGGAGGTTTGGGAGGAAGAGGTGGTATGACCAATTTGGACGGAATATCGGGACTCTCCCGGAACACGCCCTCCACAGTGACCCTCACAGTCTACTTTCTAGGCCCAATAGCGGGCAAAACGCCCCTTTGGATACGTTTGGCCCGCCTCCGCTACTCCCACATCGCCTTCGCCATCGGTGGCAAGCTGTGGGACCAGCCGTTCAACGACTATTGCCATGTCTACGACGAAGCCGAGTGGTTGGTCGAGAAGAGGAAGACCGGAAACCGCTCATACGCGGCATTCACTGTTCGTGGTGAGTTGGACTGGAGTGTTGCGGAAGACGCGGTGAATGGACTAGCAGGAGTGAGGTCTATACCTCCCCTGATTGCCCTTCGATGGCTACACCTGTGGCCCCGCCCCGTGAGAAATTGTGTGACCCCTGTTCGGACCCTACTGAACATCATGGGTCACTTCACAGACGAGGAGACTTGCGATGGGATCTACAAATCCCTCCGATTCGCCGCCAAAGCCTGTTGTGTTGGCCTTTACGGACTGGACCCCCGTGTCGTCCATGTTGCTGCGGGATCTCTCGGCCCTTATACAGGCACGAATTGAGAACCTCCAGTCAGGCGTAGAATACAACATGGTCACCGCTGAGGTGGCCCTCGGTATAGTGGCCCGATCACAGGGCATGCGGGATGTACTCTCCATGCTGGTGAAGTGCCACGCCGTGCAGAACCCCCCACCCAAGGAAGAAGAAGATGGGCGAACTCAAAGCAGACGGCGAGCCGGTCGCTGGCGGTCTCCCTCTCCCTCACCCGGATGAGGCAAAGATCAGGGCACAGAATGCCCGTCGAAAGTCTCGCCGGGCTCAGGCTGCATCGCTCGCCTTTCAGGTACAGCAGACAGAGGGCCAAGACCTCGACCGCTTCGGGGATACCCGTGTAGTGGGCGGGAGGTTCGAGAGCCTACAAGAGGTGCCGGATCGTGAACGCCCCGAAAGCACGGGCCTCGATCTGGACGACCTTATGCAGTTCCTCGGTCTCTTCAATTTTGATCCCCGTGTGATAAAAAAGTAAAGGAGTAGCGATGCCCGAACTGCCCATGAGTTTCAAGGATAGGTTCGACCACTTCGACCAACTCCGAAAGGAGGGGCTGGAGAGGAAACGTGAACACGCCATGTTGACGATGCCTTCTCTGCTCCCCCCGGAGGGACGGGCATCCAACACTGCACTTGATGTACCCTACAACTCGCTTTCAGCGGAGGGTATCAACAACCTTGCATCCCGCATCATGTCCGTGGTCTTCCCCCTCAACGGCCAGAGCGTCTTCGAGATCCTAGTCGAAGCACCGTTCAAGCCAGAGGGCAAAGACGACTCGGAGTTGGACGCGGTGTTCACCTCATTCGAGCAGAGTGTCATGGATACGCTCGCACCCACCAATATGCGGGCCTCGATCAACCTTGCGTATCGTCACCTGATCGCCATTGGCGATGTGATGCTGCACATGGACGACAACTTCAACTTCAGACTCTTCCGAGCCGACCAATATGTGGTCCGCCGTAAGCATGAGGGAAGCTGGGAAGAGATCATCATTCGTGAGGCGGTGAATGCCGAGTGGCATCCAGAGTTGAAAGCCCTCCCCAAGGGGGATACCAACGCCACGGGCCTCAGGGAAGATGGTACGCAGGAGCAATGGGAGCCCCTGTACACTCAGATTATGAAGCACCCTGATGGCAGCGTGTGCGTAGAGCAGGAGTTCCGGGGCCACAAGGTGCCCGGCACAAAAGAGAAGCATCTGGTATCACCCTACATGCCCGCTCGCTGGTCATCCCTGATCGGTGAGTCATACGGCGTGTCTCTGGTGGAAGATATGTTCGGTGACATCCGAACGCTCGACTCCCTCAGTAAGGCACTGCTGGACGGCGTGATGCTCAACGCAGAGTACCGCTGGATTCTGAATCCCGGTGGCATGCTTGAGCTACAGGACTTCCTCGACTCCATCAACGGAGACACCCTCGCGGGTGGCAGGGAAGACCTCACCCCGATGTCCTTCCAGAACAACGCTCAGGTGGCCGCTGCCCAAGCCGCAGTCGCCCACCGCGAAGCCATCCTTGGTCGCCGCTTCCTGATGAACAGTGCCGTGCAGCCTACGGGTGATCGCGTCACGGCCCGTCAGGTTACGCTGCTGGCACAGGAACTGGAGCAGGCACTCGGCGGCATCCTGTCGCTGGCCTCTACGGAGCTACAGGAGCCCATCATTCGTCGTGCCATGTTCATCATGGGTAAGCGAGGGTTGCTGGACAGCCGGATCATCGAACAGATCGATGAGCAAGGCGGATTCCTCAAGCTACGCCTCAGGGCGGGGCTGGAGATTCTCAACCGAGAGGCTGAGAAAGAGAACCTTGAACGAGCAATCGGTATCATGACGAACATGAGCGATGCAATGCTCGAAGGTGCGAATATGCACATCATTGGCCGCGACTGGTGGCAGGCACAGGGCCTCGACGCCAAGGGCCGGTGGAAGACCGACGAGGAAATGGAGCAGGCGAGGCAGCAACGTCAGCAGGCAGCCCAGCAGCAGCAAGTCATGCAAGCTGGTCTACAGGCGGGTGTTGCTCAAGCCTCCGAACAAGGAGATAGTCAGTGACTCAACTTCCCACGGGCACACCGCCCGTCGAGCCCGTTGCACCCGTAGAGCCCACGCCGGGCAGTGCGGAGTACAACGCTCAAGTCGCCATGACGGCACAGCACAACATCCCCGCCAAGTTCCGCAAGCCGGATGGCACGGTGGATGAAGCCCTGCTGCTGGCGTCATACAAGCAGCTTGAGCAGTTGCAGCGAGGAGTAACCCCGGACCCTACGGCGGGGGTTCCAACCCCTTCCCCACAGGAAGTGTTGAATGGTACGGCTGGGAACTCAGCAAGCCCCGCTTCTACTACGTCGCCAGCCCCATCGACTTCCGGTACAGTTGAAGAGATCCTCTCACAGGAGAAGGCCCCTGAATCGGTTATCAACTGGGGTGCTGTCCGCTCTGGTACGGCTACCGAGTCGGATGTCGCTGCCATTCAGAAGCTGGGCGTACCCGATGACTTCATCAAGCAGTTCACCGCAGACCGACAGGCCGCGAAAACCGCTGCTATCAAGGAAGTCGCGGAGTCCATCGGTGGTGAGGAGAATCTCAAGGCCACTCTAACGTGGGCACAAAAAACTCTGAGCGAGTCAGCGTGGAACGATCTTCGCAAGGCTGTCTCAGAGGGTACACAGAGCAAGACGCTGTTGATTGGGCTGCATGCCCAGTATGTGGCCTCACAGCCCAAGGAGTCGAGCCTTGTAGTTCCTGCCGAAGGTGGACTGGGCATAGGCACCTCCGTTCCGCAACCTTATGCCTCCAAGAAGGAGATGTTTGCGGACATGGGTGAACTTGATTCGTCGGGCAAGGAAATCTACTCCTACAGCCCGGTGAAGCAGAAGGATGTTGCCTTCCGCATCTTCATCACCAATGGTGGAAACCCCGACAACTTCGAGAGCCTGTACAAACCGGCCACTGACTATTGATCAAACGGGTGGCAGAGGTGGGTAGCTCCCATCTATGAGCCGGTACTACGCTGAGGTTCGCCCCTCGGCTGCTCCTGCCGCCCTATTTATCTTGGCTAGACGACGACGACGACGCCACCCCGTCCCCACCCTTATCAAGAGCGTGGGGGCTTTGTTCAAGACGACTTCCCCTCCGGGTCAGTGTAGACGCATGCTTCGGGCCACCTCAGGTAACGCCAAAGCTGCATCCTCTACCTCACTCGCTGACAGGCCCGTTAGGCCCACCCCGTGGTGGCACAACCTAGAGAGCGGCACAACCTGAATGGGACACCAGAATCATTTACGTTTACCAACCATAAGCAGAAGGAGGCTACCCAAAATGGCTAGTCCCTCACTTCCGATTCGCTTTGGTTCCAACACCGCTCTCACTTCGCCCGCGTTCGATGACCTGTATCTCCCCATTTTCGGTGGAGAGGTCCTCAAGCGTTACAACGAGTTTCTCGGCATCACTTCTAAGATGAAGCGTCGGGATATCACCGTTGGCAACACCGCTCGCTTCCCGCGACTCGGTGGCATGACGGCTGAGCGACATGCTGTTGGTACTAAACTGCTGGGCCTCGACGCCGAGCAGACCGAAGTGACCATCACGCTCGATGAGCGTCCGCTGGTCTCTCACTTCCGCCTCGATGACATCGACCAAGCTATGTCGCACTTCGAGGTCCGATCCGAGTACGCGATGCAGGCCGCACAGGCCCTCGCTGAAGCTCAGGATCAGTTCTCCCTGCGGCTGGCGATCAACGCCTCCCGTGAGACCCCGACCACCGTGTACGGTGGCTCAGGTTCCAACTTCCCCGGTGGTGGCATCGACGGCAACGGACTCGCTGCGGTCGGCACACTGTGGGCGGCTGGTGTAGAGCCCTCTGTGGCACAGGTATTGGTATTCCTCGGCCTGCTCGATGACATCTCAATTCGGTTCGACCAGTTGCGTGTCCTCAAGCCGAGCCGTTGGGTTGCCGTGGACGTTCCGGCGTTCCACCGCATCCGCGACATTGGCTTCCCGAAGAATCCCACGGACCTCAATAACGCCCTTCTGCCGCTGTTCAGTGGCGACGGACGGCATGGTCCGACGACCACGCAGAGCGTTCTCATGCCCGGCGATACGTTCGCCTCAACGATTGCCTACAACGGCTTCACCATCTTCCCCTCCAACATTTGCTCGACCGTCTTTGGACAGGATCTGTCCTCGGACGACGAGGCCAAGTATCAGGGTGACTTCACCGCCACCCGTGCGATGGTGTGGCAGGAAGAGGCGGTCGGAGTGGCTGTCAAGATGGATGTCAACAGCGAAGCTGAGCGAGACATCTCGCGTCAGGACTGGCTGTTCGTTACGAAGATGCTCTCCGGTGGTGGGACGATCCGTCCCGAAGCTGCCGTTGAGATCATTGACGACTAAATCCAAAATCAACTGAAAGGAGCCATTCAATGGCTGTTCAGAATACTCGGTTCACGCCCCAGCGGCGTGGACCCTCCCTTCAGGACGGGGCAGGCGGAACAAGTGACCGGGCTAGAGCCCGTGAGCGTGATCCGGTTCTCCGCAATGTTGGGGCACTCACGGAAATGATTCGCCTGCTTCCGGGTGGGGCCGATGTTTCCGGGGGTGATGCCCATGTGTATGACTTTGGCGGCTGCGACAAGATGTCGGTGGGCCGCTATCGTTTGACTCGACAGACTGCGGCCTCCACAACTGCCGAGCCTCTCAGCGACTACACGCACTGTGAGTTCGATATTATCGAGGTTACGGCGGGTGTCTTCACGGCCACCGTCACGCTGACCATCGATGATAACGATCCCGACATCGTGTCGGCACAGACCAACGGAACCATCCTCACGGCAGTGGACCCCGATATCGCGGGAGCGACTTCGGATACACGGGCCACGGTGTTCGTTGCGGATGCCGCTGCGGTTACGGAACTCGCTGCGGCTGGTGTCGAAAGTGGATCTGCGGTGATTGCTGTTGGCGATCTCGTCCTTATGGACGCGGAAGAGGCCAGCAACCATGTGTTCACCATGCGGCGTCTGAGCTAAGACAGACTCTCCTCTCTCACTCGTCCCCTTGGGTCTTCGGACTCAAGGGGATTTTTTTCGTTAGGAACGCCATGCCCCTCAGACCCCGCGAGATCAACGACTCCCTTAGCTCTGCTGCTATCACGGCCCTGATCCGTGAGTCGGTCAAGAGGGAAGTACGTCGTTTGAATACTACCATCGGTAGTCTTGATCACGGGGCTTTGCTGGGCCTCAGCGACGACGACCATACGCAGTATCTCACTGAAACCCGGCACGATGCCCTCCCGGCTGACAACCCCCACTCGCTGACGTTCACCCAAGCGGTCACTGCCGATGGCGGCACGGACATCTTGGCGTCAGAGGCTGAGACCCTGACGGACGGCTCCAATGCGGATGCCCTCCATGTGCATGCCGCTATAGACGGGGCAGACCACGGGGCTCTTTTGGGGCTAGGGGACGACGACCACTCTGCGTACGTTCGGAATGTGACCGGCACATTCATAGACGGCACTATCCCTCGGCTAGACGGCACCGGAGGTCGAGACCTCCAAGGAGCCGTGGTGGGTGACGGATGGGTTATTCTAGACAACCAGAGAATGATTGCCCCAACAGCCGCCACGTTCGACTTGGGTGCTAACGGAGTGTTCATTGTCTTTGACGCGGATGGGGACTCTTCCGTGGGCTCCTTCATAGATGACATTATCGTCTTCGCCACTGGGGGGGTTTCTAGGTTTTCCATCACCAACGTGGGTGTCTTTTATACCACCCTTATAAATCTCCTCGGCAACGAATTGGTCTTCGACTCCGATGGTGACACCTCCATTAGTTCCGCTGTGGACGACATTCTGGTGTTCGCCACAGGCGGCTCTACCCGCATGACCCTGACCAATACGGAACTCGACTTCAACACGGCGATTCTGTTGAACCACTTGGAGTTGATACTTGACAATGAGGGTCTTGCTAAGATTCGATCCAACGCGGTATCAGGAGACCAAATTGAGATTGAGCATAACAGCAGCGTTGTAGCCTCGTTCTCTAACACCGGGATCAACTTCAACGACACGGTGACCATGAATGGTGTAGGGATCTTCGGAGCATCCATCCTGTCTATGAGTGGCCCTATAGACATGAACAATAATGACATCGACACAGAGGGTGGAGACATCCTGTTGGGTACTGGTCTACTCGATACCGAAGGCGGGATCATCCAGTCAGGTGGTGCCCTCATCGACTCCGAGGGTGGCATCATCGACACCGGCGGGGCTAACCTGTTCCTCGGTTCTTCCCCCGGCACGGAAAGTGGTGTACTCGACTTCGAGAGTGACGGCACCGTAACTATCCGATCTGACGCTGCCGCAGTGGGGTACATCTTCAAAAGCATCTTTGATATATTCAAGATAAACCTCAATGAATGTAAAGGGTTGTTCAGCACTATGGCTTTCGGCGGTGCGGGCAACGTGACTTACGAGTTGGACTCATCTGGTAGCACTAAGATGGACACTACCGGTGGCGGGGCTTCTGCGACAATCCGCTTTACCATCAACAATACGTCAGCAGGACAGTTTCAACTTGTCGGCGGTGAAGCGAACTTCACGGCCCCTCTCTCCGTCACCTCCCCCGGCAACGCCTTGATCTTGTCGGGTGGGTTCACTACTAGCACTGTAGGTGGTGATCTAAGGCTACGCCCCGGTGTGGGTAGTACCACTGGCGGAAATGTGCTGTTCGAGGACGAGACCGGCAGCGAGATTGCTCGCGTGGACTCAGTAGTAGGAGCCTTCATCGTGGACACAATACTTGACATCAATGCCCCCATCGCTTTTGGAATTGGTAACCCGTGTACTCTAGGAAACACCACCGTCCTAGGTCCCGGCACAACGCAACAGAACGAGTGGGTGCAAATCAACGTGAACGGCAATACCCGCTGGATCGCAGTGTGGGCTTAGGAGAAACAATGAAGTACATGAAACTGACTGTCCCCTTGGTGCAGAAGCTAGTAGACTATCTGGTGACTAAACCATGGGCCGAAGTAAACGAATTGCTAACGCTCTTACAGCGTACTAAGATAGAAACGGAGGAAGCCGATGGCGACAGATGCGTCAATGACGAAACTGGAAGCAGTGAACAGGATGCTGAGGTCAGCTAAGGAGCACCCGGTCTCCTCCATCATCAGCGTCACTGAGAACGACAGCCTCATGGCGGTCTCGGTCCTTGATGAGGTGACCCGAAGGGTCCAGATGAACGGCCTGCACTGCAACCAGACACAGACCTCCTTCACCCCGGACGCCGGGAACAACAACAGGGTGGTTCTCCCCGACAACACCCTACAGGTGACCGGGTGGAACGAGCATGCGAACCGCAACTACTTCCACCGCTGTGTGGACGGGGTTCTGCTCCTGTTCGACGCCACCCCGGAGCCCCTCGCCGCTGCGACCACTGACTTCGATGACGACGACACCGTGTTCGTCCGGCTCACACAGCTTCTGGAGTTCGAGGACCTTCCCCAGCCCATCCAGTTCTGGATCGTGGACGAAGCGGCGGTCGAGTACCATATGTCCGTGCTGGGCTCCAGCATGATGCACAGGCATCTGCAAGAGACCGCCTTCCGAGCCCGCATCGAAGGCCGGAAGTACGACATGCGATCTCGCCCCGTCAACATCATCACCAGTGGCCGCTCTATGGGACCTCGCCTCGGCATCGCCGGTGCTCCCCGTAGTTGGCCGGGCAACGACATGCGGAGACAAGGCTAATGCCAAAGCACACTGCTGCCGAGAAGCGTAAGAACAAGAAGGCGAAGAAGTCTAACCTCGCCCCGCCGTTCGAGAAGAAATCCAAGAAGAAGAAGGGTAAGTAATGCCACTCGCCAACATCCGAATCCAGTCCCTCATGGGCGGTGTGTCCCGGCTGTCACAGAACCAGCGGACTCCATTCGAGGTGGAGGCAATGGACAACTGCGACATCCAGATCACACGCGGCACCGACAAGCGTAATTCGCTGGAGCATATTGCTGGCGTGGGCGGGACCCAAGAGGCCCTGAACATCACGCTCGCGGGCAACGCCTTCATGTTCTGGATCAACCGCAGTGCGACAGAGCGGTTCGTGGTCTTCGTAGACCCCGACGCCGCAGATGATCTGAACATCATTCAGGCATTCAATATCGTCACAGGGGTAGAGGTCTCCGTGCTGGCAGAGGAAGCTGACGGAACAGAGTCTGCTCTCGATACAATCGAGGATGACATCGTTGCGATGGTGGCCTATCTAGCCAGCGGAACGCAGACCATCCGGCAGCGGTTCCGTGCAGTGACAGTGGAAGACTCCACCTTCATCCTCAACCGCGAGGTGGAGACCTCCCTTGAGGGCGATGCCATAGACTATAAGGACGCGGCGATGGGTAACCTCATCCGCCTCCAGTCCGATCCCAACAACCAACCGTCATGGATCGACTTCGACCAGCCCCCGACCACCGTGGAAGCCTACCCCGACCGCGACGACCTAGTGACCGGGGGAGAGGTATCCGGCACCGGCAACGTCATCTGGTACGCCCGTGACGACGATAGAGGACTCCCGCAGGGATTCTACTGGGCCACCAGTGCCACCCAGCCGCCGTGGTATCAGAGGCTCCCCACGGAGGGAGCTAACGGGTTCCTCCAGCGGGACACCATGCCGCTGCGGCTGGCATTCGACGGCACCCGCTTCCTGCTCCAGTTTGTAGACTGGACAGAGCGGAGGGCTGGCGACAGCACCACCAACCCCGGCCCGTCATTCATCGGACTCAGGATGAACGACATGGCGTTCCATCAGGGACGCTTCTGGTTCCTCGCCGGGGAACGCATCGTGTCCAGCCGGGTGAACGACCTGTTCAACCTCTGGATCGACAGCACTGCTGTAGGCATCGTGACGGACGCGGACCCCATTGACCGGGGCATCCAAGGCCGACGCATCTCGAACGGGCTGTTCGCGGAGTCCTTCCGCGAGTCCCTGATCGTGATTACGGACGGCAACCGACAGATAGAGGTCCGAGCTAATGGACCCATCACGCCGGGCACGGTGCAGTTGTACGACAGCACCAACGTGTTCGCCGTGGGGTACGTCAAGCCAGTCATCAAGGGCTCCCAGTTGTACTTCCCCAGTGAGCAGGACTTTGCTATGATCCTGTATGAGTACAACTATGACCCGGAGCAGATCACCAACGTGGCACTGGACTTGACGGAGCGTATCCACGGATACATCCCCGCCGAGGCCCATACCATGGCGACCTCCGACTCCCACGACCAAATCTTTATGCTGACACTGGCCGATCCAGATGCCGTCTATGTGAACAAGCAGTTGTTCACCGGGGCTAAGCGTGTCCTCAACTCATGGTATCGCTGGGTCTTCCCCGGCGTGGATGAGGTTATGGGCTGCTTCGTCTTCGATGACTTTCTGTTCTTCGTCAACAAGCGTACCGGCACAGACGCCGTGCAGCGTGTGTTCCTTGAGAGGATGCCCCTTGGGCAGCCAGAGCAGGACACCACGGGCTCCCCGGCTCAGACCCTCGGCTACGCCACCCGCATAGACCGCAAGCAGGAGATTCAGGGCACCTACGATTCGGGCACTGGCCTGACCACGTTCACCCTTCCCTTCGAGGACGAGACCATCGACACGATTGTTCTGTCCGCGACATGGGACACGGTTGATACCAAGGCGGCGGGCACGCTCATCGTTGCCGCCGACTTCGTTTCAATCATTGCAGATTCCGGTGAGACTGATATCATCCTGACGGGTGACTTCGAGAACAACACGGACGGGGATGACGCCCCGGCGTGGCTGGGAATCAGCTACGAGGCCGAGGTCACCCTCAGTCAGCAGTTCGTGCGGGATCAGAATAGCAACATCCTGCACGGCAACACCCACCTCATGCGGGCCAAGATTCGGCACCGCGACTCCGGTGGGTACAAGGTCAAGATCACCCCTGAGGGCCGGGACGAACTCATCAAGGAGTTCGTTGTGCCCACCATCGGCAGCAGCCCCATCGACGGCGACCAACTGGACGACTTCGGTGAGTTTCAGGTGAGGATCATGGCCCACTCTCAGAACCTTGTCATCAAGCTCGTCAACGACACTCCCTTCCCCACCGCATGGGTGGACATGGAGATCGACTGCGAGTTCATCCCTCAATCCTACTCCCCGGTGAGATAATGACCGAGTTTAGTGAAGATATTGCAGAAATCTCTACCGGATTCGCAGAGGTCTTCTCCAAGGCTGCGATCTCGCAGAACATAGAGAAGCTCCGCATCGCAGAGGGAACCATCGGTGCCGCTACCGACGCCATCAATCTGGAGAAGGAAACAGGCCGTCGCAAGGTGGCCCAAGCCCTCGCCTTCAACACCGGGGCCGTGTCTGCACAGCAGGCATTCACCGGGGGTGGCCTAGCAGGATCGGGTGCAGCCCTTATTGACTCCGCTACCTTTCAGGCGGCGGATCAGGCCGCGATTATTGATGCGAACGCTGCGGCCAAAGAGGTCGCGGTCATCTTCGCCAACCAGCCCATCCTTGATGACCCCATCCTCGCGGCCATCCAAGGGCTGACCACGGGCCTTGAAGTGGGCACCTCCATCGCCAACTCCCTGTTTGCAGAGGCGGAAGTGCATAACTTCGCTGGGCCGGGCGGGTTCTTTACCCAATTCACCATCCCCGGATTTGACATCAACGACTTCATTGAAGGATTAGGAGGCCCTTAGTGCCTAAGGAAACCATTCGCAGAGTGCAGACGGGACCGGGGAGTGTAGCCCCCGCTTTCACCCCGCCCGCCACTCCGGTTGCCACCCCGTCCTTTGCTCAGCGGGAGGGGCCGACCAACTTCACGCAGTTCCGAGATGCCGTGCTCGCCGTGGGGCGAGGTGCCGCATCCGTGGCTAGTGCCCGGTCGAACATCGCGTCCCGCATGCAGGCCCTCAAGAAGCAGGGTGTTGCAGAGACAGAGAGACTGATTGAGAGGCAGAGCCAACAGCTACAGCAGCAGAGGCAGGGCGAGGCCGAGCAGGCCCGCAGAGCCATCCTACTGGAGGCTGAGAAGAAGGGACCGGACTGGGTGGAGCGTCAGTTCCGCAGCAGGATGGTCAACGCAGGCTCCCGTGAGGAAGCCCTGTTTTGGGAGGGAGCGTGGCGTCCCGCTGCTGCCGCTGTCCATAGGGATAGCGAGGAGCAGTTCCGGCAGGAGTTCAACTCCCATGTCCGCTCTGTAAGCGACATCGCCACCACTCTCCAACTCCAGATAGATGCTGACCCCGCCACCAAAGCGGTCCTCATCGGTAACGGAGAGAAGATCACCAGCCGCGTACAGGACTGGATGATCCTCAAGGTCAACGAGGCCCAGCCGGGCGTCTTCGATCTACAGGAGGGGGACAGCGAGGACAAGGCCCGCAGCAAGGAGATGCTACTGCACCAGTTGATGCAGCAGTCCTTCAAGATCGCGGACGCCCTCATCGCTAAGAACAACGGCGATGTCGAGAAGTCTAACAACATCCTCGGCACCCAGCAACTGGAGGCCGACTTCTTCTCCACCATGACCGGACAGCAGGACCCCTCGTTCCTTCCCGCTCAGGTGGAGGCCACTATGCAGAACCGCTTCGGCCACCTCACGGTGGAGCAGCAGCGGGCACAGGTCCGCGTCATGATCACCGGCTCCCTCACTGCCCTCGGCAGAGGGGCCTACGGCATCGACGCCCTCAACAACATCGGCTTGGCTACCCACCTCCTCGACATGGAGGTGGACGGGCAGGCTATCTTCTCCCCTGCGGAGAAGCAGAGGCGAAGGATCGACCTTCTGGTACTCGCGGAGAACACGGCTAAGCGGGAGATGGAGTCCGAGATCGGACGGCTACGAGAGTCGCTCCGTCCTGACCCCAACGCCCTCGCCATAATGACCACCCAAGACCCCATCACGGGATTCACTCCCATTGACGACGCGGCCAACCGTGTCCTCGCAGAGATGGGCTTCCTTGGGGCCACGAACCTGAACCCGGAGGGGCAGCGAATCATCAATGCAGTACGCACAGCGGCTGCTAAGATTCTAGACGCCACTAGGGTGCAGAGAAACAAGCACTCCCTCTCTATCGCCAACCACAACATGGTTATGAAGGGGGACCCCGGTGCCAACGCCGACAAGGCTCACCGCTGGTCACCCTTCACCCGTGCTCATATGTCTGGTGTGGAGTTCGCGGTCACTGAGGTGCCCCCCATGGGCGATCAGGATATCGAGGAGTTCAAGGGCCTGCTCGTAGAGGTGGCCGGGAAACTGGGCATCAGTCGGGATGTGGTGGACAACTGGGACGGTCGGGACGCCGCGTACACCGACGAGAACGGGGACCTGAATAAGGTCATCGCTACGGCTGAGGCCCTCCAGTGGAACAACGACGCCACCCAGTCCTTCTATGGCATCCCCGCCGAGATGGCTAAAGACAAGATGGCTCTGCTCCGCTCCGACGACACCAACAGACTCATGGCCTTTGGTCACTGGGTCTCTGCTCTCAAGGTGGGGGCGAACGAGTCTTGGGACAACTTCCTCGACGCCAAGGGCGTGTCCTCTCAGGAGGTTGCGGCAGCTTGGTGGGTACGCATCAACCTGAAGCAGGGCAGGCCCCGCTTCACGGACACTGGGGAGGTTCTCCCCGGCGACTTCCAGACGGACCCTGCTGTCCTCATGACTGAGGTTCAGGCCATCATGCGTAGCAGGCCCGTACCCTCATGGTCGGGTGCTGACACCGGGCTGGATGATGTGGACCGCAGCAACGCGGCGAACATGGCAGATGTTATGGCTGAGATCGTCAGCGGTCAAGTAGACCTCGAAGGCGATGACAACGACCGCTTCGGGGCTCGCATCCAAGCTCAGTTCCTCCGTCTGTTCCTCTCGGACCAAGACCACACGGGGCGTATGCTCCGCAACCTCTGGTTCGCTGGCCGGGCCGCTGAGCCCGACCTAGACGACGCCCAGCGTGGGGCCATGCTCTGGTCATGGATACGGGGGAAGGGATACCGCTGGCGTGAGATCAACGACCGAGTGGTGCTGATCATAGACCCGCAGGGATACACTGGGGCCGAAGGGGCTTCCATCCAAGGTTCGGTGGACATGCACATGCAGATGCAGTTCTCCCCGCTGTACCGCTCTTTCATTCAGGACGCCATGGACTTGGAGCCCTTCGAGGTTCCCAACAACTACGCACAGATGTTCCTACTCGGATCTGGCAAAGACCCCGGCGTCGGGGGCACTTCAGACATCCGAGGACGATGGAATATGTCCGATCAGGTTACTGATCGGCTGCTGGAGTCCCGTGCCAACTACGGCGGCTTCGTCATCGAAGGCGTAGATCTCCGTGGCAACCCCATGGCTACCCCGCTTACAAAGCACCCCGCCCTCATGCGGTGGGACGACGGAACATCCTTCATGGTGCCCGCAGGGGTTACCATGTCTGTAATTGGTAACCAAGACCTGTTCGCCCCTGTGTTTAGACTGCCCAAGGCCCGGCAATCTCTCAACTTGCTGACACCGGCTAACGCCCCAGCACACGCGAGACCCGGATTCTCTCGGCCCCAGTTCTAAGCCAGAATTGCAAGGAATTAGTATGCCCGCTCGCTTCGACACTACCGGCTCAGGAAAAGAAATGCGTCGAGACCTCCTCGGCCATGCTCAGTATGAGCCCAAGATGTTTCTCGGTGGAGACTCCATCATCGGATGGGAGGCCACCTACACGCCCCCGGAGCTTAGCTTTTGGGGCGTTGTCACTCACGACAAGCAGATCAACGCTGCCTTGACGGAGAGTGGCAACCTCGCCACTTGGATGTTCAACACATTCCTTGACCCTCTGGTCCCCGGTGACCAGAGGTTCGTGGGCCTTGGCCCCGGCATGCTCATGCGAGCAGCGAACCCGGAGAAGGATGAAACGATCAGTGGGTGGAAACTCCTCAGCCGACAGATTTCCCCCGTCCAGAACGTGGCCGACATCGACCAACGAATCGAGTTCAGGGATGAGGACTTCAACGCTGAGGAAGCCACCAACCGCTGGATGAATGAAGGCAACAACGGACAGCTTCTCAAGATGGCACGGGAAGAGGGCTTCGACCTCGAAGGCATGCTTCGGGAAACCCGCAACCTGAACCACTTCGTCCACACACAGAACCTCATCTTCACCCACGCGAGGGCGTGGCAGAACATCCGTGCGTGGGAGGATAAGGCTGGCCTGACGGCCAAGTGGACAAGCCGCGTGATGTCGCTGGCTACCAACTACCTCCTGACGGACCCCACGGTCGCCCCGTCCATGGTCCTCCCCTTCGGGTGGGCACGGGCACTCGGCAGTTCCGTCAAGATCGGGTCCAAGGTCATCCGCCTCACCGCTCCCATCGTGGGCGGGCAGAAGGCGTTGGCACTGGGCAAGGCGGCTGCCTCCCTGTCCCCGGAGGCGATGCACATCGGCCTCGCCACCCATGTAGGGCACCGGGCTGCGGTCGCTATCGAGATGGGCGTCTACGGAGGTGTCTTCGATGGGGCAGTGCAGGCCCAGCGTATGGAGCAGAGCGAGATTCTCTTCGACAACCCGGACTACCAACAGTCCTTCTCTTGGGGCGAGATGGGTCTCGCCGTTGGAGTGAGTGCCCTCGCGGGATTCGTCTTCGCGGGGCGTGGCACCCACAGCCTCAGGGAGGCCCGCAAGGCAGTGACAGAGGTGGCCGGGGGTGGCCCCCACTCTCCCATCTCCCACTCCTTCGATAACGTCCCGGCCCAAGCACGGCTGGATCTCGCCAACGTCCGAGTACAGCGGGCCGCACAGGCGGTGCTGGGCTCGAAGGCTGGGGAGATTGGGCACTACCTTGACCCCACCCTACTCAGCGAGGTCGGGCTCACCCCCTTCCACATCGCTGTGGTGCTGGAGCAGTTGGCACGGGCTACCGCAGGACGTAACATATCCAAGGGTACTGTCATGCGAGTTCTAGCCGACCTCTTTACGGACGCGGCTGAGTCCCGTGCTACCCGCAACGTACTGGAGCAGACCTTCGCCACCGAGATCGAGAAGGCGGCACTGGCTAGGGCTCTCGCCCGTGCAGCCCGTGCCAACCCCAATGCCTCCAACATGGAGGTTCTGGACGCAGCTAAGCGACTGGTCCCGCAGGAGATCGAGAAGATCGAAGCGGAGATGCAGCGGCGGGCCGCACAGGTTATCCCCGCACAGACTACGGAGCTTGAGTATTGGCTCAACGAGTCCGTCGAAATTGCAGGCATTGCCCGCATCCGCAACCTCACGCAGGCTGAGCTTGACTACATGGCTGTCATCCGTGGCAAGCTCGCCTCACAGAATTGGACGGACCCCTTCGAGGGCCTCGCCTCCCAAATCAGCCAACGCTGGACGGACGGCTCCATATTCTCCCCGCTCCGTGCCCGCACAGGTACACCCCTCTCCAAGGCCATGACCAAGATCCTCTCGGAGGAAGAGGCTGTGGCTAAGGCGGTCAACGACCACATTCAGTTTGGTGGGGCCGATCTGAAGAAGACCATCACCAACGCCCGTGCTCGTTTGCGTCGGGCGAAGAAGTCCTTCGACAAGCTCGCCGGTGAAATACCCCCGGACACTATCGCCACTGTTCCTGCATCCGAGCTTACCCGCAGTGTGCGTAAGCTGATGCTCAAATGGGCGGCAGATCCCCCGAAGACAGTTCGGGCAAGGCAGCAGGCCCTTCAGGAACTGATGGACGGTAACGACTTCGGGGAGACAATCCTTATTGAGGATGTCTCCTTCCTCGGTCGGCTCGTCGCGGGCTGGGGCGGTGGACGGTTCCTCCGCTCTATCGCCACGGCTGGCACCGGGATGGATCAGACCATCCGGTCCACCCTCGGCATGCTGCGGGAGATCGCCCATGAGTTCGACAACGCGAAACTGCGAATGGGGGATCTTGACCCCACCCGCTTGGCGGTCCACCGGACCATTCAGGATCTACAGAACGACCTAGCCGTCCGTACCTCCGAGATACTGGACGAGCTTGGACGCCTGCACCACGCGGGCAAGTGGGGAAACTCTTTCTTCCACTACCCCACCTACATCAAGAAGAGGGCAGCCTTCGACAAGGAAGTCATCCGCCACATAGCGGACGACACCTTCACCTCCACTGACGCCGATGTCATGCGGGTGGCTGAACTCTGGCTGAAGCACTCTGAAGAGATTGCCGATGTCGGCCAAGCGGTGGGCACCCTGCCCAACCGTATCAAGGGCCGCAAGTTCTTCCCCCGTCGCTGGAACGTGGGCGTCATCGCCAAGGATGAGCAAGCATTCATCAACGACCTCACCGCCCACTTCGAGGCAAGGTGGGAACTGTCTGATGATATCCATCTGGATACCCTCGTTGCCATGAACGTAGCTTTCCGCGACATCGGGCAAGACGGAGAACTCAAGGGGTGGATAATCCAAGGCCGCAAAGGAACAACCCGATCCCTCAAGCGTAAAGAGCTAAAGGCTTTGGGTGTTGACGAAGGGGACTATAATACAGCATTGCGTACTATAGACCCGGAAGACGGGTTCACCCCGCTGAGCCGTTCCGCTAAGGACGCGGCTGCCCGGCTGCAAGGCTCCGACGCCTTCGAGCAACTACCGAACGGCAAGATCAAGAGGACGCATCACGGGTCACCCCGATCCGAGGGCGACCGGGCCATCGAGGAATCAGTGTGGAGCAACCCCGCTCTGCACAAGTACCTCGACTTCCGGTTTGCTAACGGCGTCCACCAATACATGAACAGCACCGCGATGCGTATTACGAATACGGCCCGCCACCAACAGCGGTGGGGCATCCCCGGCCTGACCATGGAGGAGACTCTCGACTTCATTGAAATCAAGTTGGCCTCTCTCCCCGGTACGAACATGACCAAGGATGAGTGGCGGGTTGGCATCAACACCCTACGGGAGAAGCTGCACCTCGCTGAGGGGCGGCTCCCCACCCTGCGGGACCACACCAACAAGTTCCAAGAGTTCCTCTCCGCTACCGCCAACGCTGCTGCCGGTGCCCTCTACGGGTCCGGTATCGGGCAGGCGGTGCTGTCCACCGAGGTGGCTCAGGCCATCATGTCCCGGCTCAACGTGCGTCCTGATGTCCTCGTTCAGAGGACCATGGGCATCTTCAAGAGCTTGGGGCGGGGCAAGGAGATGCGAGCGAACATGCAGGCTCTTGGCCTGACCGTCCGACAGTACCGACTCCACACGCTGGAGCGTCTGACAGGCGGTGCTGCCCACTCCGAGGGCTTCCAGTTCGCCATCGTGCCGAAGCTGCTGGGTCCTTGGATGGACGTTTGGGAGCAGTTCAGGGGCCGCACTGCCTCCTCCGGTGGTGCCGCTCTAGGCAAGGCCGGGATCGTCCCCGCCGCCCTCAGAGCCTACGCAGGCAACATGATGACCATCGGTGGCATGGACTACTGGACCCAGTTCAGTCGCATGCTCCATGTCCAGTCAATGCTGGACGAGACCGGACGGTTCTTCAAGGCTGCGGAGAAGACGGCCCAAGCACTGCAAGACAGTGCGGGCCTACTCGATGACATCGAGCGGAAGGCCAGTGAGGCAGTGCGGAAGGCGGCGAAGGAAGTCACCGACGAGGTGGAGAAGAAGGCCCTGACCAAGGGCCGTCAGGCTCGCTTCAAGGAGTGGCGGTCCATCGTCCGCAAGAACGGGTTCGGCGGCAACTGGCAGATCGCAGAGCGTATGGCACGGGCCAAGCTGCTCGATCCCCGCAGGCTCGCCATCCTCCGCAAGGCGGGCGATGCAACCGGAGCCCTCAAGGACACCGGCCTCTTCAAGACGTTCGATTGGAATGAACTGGGCAAGTACCAGTCATTCAATGCCGACGAACTCGCTGAGTTGATCTCGGCCAAGAGATCCCTGCGTGACATGATGGTTCAGACCCTGCACAAGCGGGTGTCGGAGCAATCGCTCATGCAGACACCTACCTCGCCAACATCCAGAACATGGATGGGCCGCGTTCACCTGTCCATGACCACCTTCGCAAGATCGTGGTTCGACAACAACATCCTCGACACCGCTCAGATGCCCGTAAGGGCGGCGACCGGAATGCTGGGGATGTACTTGGTGGGCGAGACCATGAACCGCACCATGCGGGACATCTGGCGAGGCCGTGACCTCGACTCCATCATGGAGGATGCTAAGGCTGACCCGGACAACTACATTGCACGGGCCTTCACCAACATCCCGCTACTCGGCCAGTACAGCATGCTCGCCCGCCCCGCCGTAGATGCACTGACCCTCAACGGTCGGATGCAACGGGTGGACACGGGAGAGAGTGCTGCCGAAGGGGCCTTCGGGTCCATCATCAACATGCTCTTTGACTCCGTACACGGCATCTCTCCCCTCGCGGAGGACGCCGAGGTACAGTCCCGTACTTGGCGTACCGCGTCCCGGTTCATTCCGGGGTATCGCACATGGTGGGCTATGCTGCTCTCCGAGGGCGTCAAGCAGACCACGGGCGTTGATGTGCCCGGCAGTATCGAAGGGGGAGGCCGGTTCCGCCGCTACGGTGGGCAGAGCTTTGACATCCCGGAGATACCGGACCCCGTTGATAACGCAGAGCTAAATGTAGGCCCTGAGTTTCCCGAAGACCTTTCATTCCTTTACAAGCAGGACTAGAATATGTCCCATGAACCTATTGGGGAAGCTAGCTTTAGCTTCTACACTGTCCTCAAAACGGATAGAGGATCTATTGATAAGTTCTTCCTCACCCGCATGGGACTTCTCCCTGCTTCGGTTTCCCCTTACGAGAAGCAACTTCGTGTTGCCGTCAACGGTGTCGAGTACACCTACGACGATGGCTCTGACCCCCTATTGATTACCAATAAGTGGCAGTACGAAACGACACCCAAGCCCGCTCAGGGCTTGCTGGTGTCGGATATTCGGATCGTGATGGGATCAGGTGTGCTACAGATCACCCAGTTCGGTATCCGAGATGGTGATGGCAACTGGTATACTGACCTAGAGTTTGGTGTCAATGTCTTCTTGGTCGGGGCAGGGAACGAGGAGAGGCTGTTCGACCTCGACGGTACTACCCAGTACAACGACAACGGAAGCCCTCAGACTGTATTCGTTGTCTTCGACAAACCGAGAGTAGTGAGTGCCTTTGGATGGGCTAGGTCCATCGGCGGGGCCGCCAGCATAGACACAATAGAGGTTGCCGTCAACGTGGGGGGCAACTCTATGCTGCTAGAAGACCCGGACTACAAGGTGGCAGGAGAACTAACCGGCATTGTGGCGGATGACTACACTGACCCCATCAACTACAACCCGGACAAAGACCTCCTGTTCATTGAGGTGGCAGCCTCGCTGGGTAAGGAGGACGACATAGTGAACAATCCAGTCGTATCTGTTACTCCTGACCTCACCGAAGATGAAGACCGTATAACCATCTGGAGGGAGACCCGACAGGACCGTCCCCACAACCCACCCCGTCCGGGTGCCCGTGCGGACGGAGATAACCTACACTGGTTCTTTACCCAGCGTCTATTCATCATGCAGGACTTGTGCGATTACCATGAGCTTGGGGCTTTCCTTGATGGAGTGCCGTATACTGCGGAGACTCATGATTACGATGCGGGTAACCAGAAGGCTGAGTTCTTGAACCACGGCCTTCAATCTGTATTTTCTATAAGAAGTATTGATTTTCTTTTGGGCATCCCCGGTAGGGACAACCTTGAGGACCAGTTGATTGTGGAGGAGGGCAACAGGACCGATGGCACCAGCGACTTCTGGCTTGACGAGACCAACGGCTACACGATAAACTCTACCGCTCTCACGGCTACCCGCGATGCTGGAACCACCTCGAAGGATGTTCGCATCCGCCGACAGACCAAGATCGACGGGCTGTGGTTCGACCTGAGGGATAAGACCCTTTCATGGAACTCCATGATCATCGTCCTCCTCATGCGACAGATTCGCAATCTCGTACAGGAGGCTTGCTTCGTCCCCACCTTCTTCGCGGGCTCGATGCTGTTCAATACCATCTTCCCACGCGAGTGGAACTGGCTGATTTACGGCGGGACGGACCCCTTCTTTATCTTCGGTGGTCCCTTCTGGACTGGCGATGGGGAGGTGGTGGTGTTCGACAACGAACTCATATTGACGGACCCCACGGACTACACGACCGAGTTCCCGCAGATCACCTTCAACGACAACCCCGACGAGCCCCACATAGGCACAACCGGGAACTACTGGTCGAACTCCGCATCGGTTCTTCCCGGCGATCCTGACGGCAGCGACGACGCGGATGCCAACGATCCGACCTCCGACGAATCCCCCATAGACCCCCTTGATCCACTCTTCAACGCGGGTATCGCCATCGGCATCAGCGTGAACTTCGTTCCCACCAGCCTTGTGCAGAGCGGACCCATAGAGGGACTGCCCAATGGTTTGGAAATCGAGACTATTTTCCAAGGTAATGGGACCGCCTTTGCTAACGCCATGTACCTGAAGATAAACCTCGTAGTCACCCAAGCCTTTGGCGGGCAGACGGTGGTGGGCAGGCGTGTGGTTGCATACTGTAATACTGTATGTAATGGCTTCGGATCATTCGGTCTCCGATGCGTAGTCCAGATGACTGACAACACTGGTGGTGGGTCATTCTCGGTACGCGAGAGCGGGGACTTCACTGGGTGCGGGGACAGCGGGGCCATCGTCACAAACGTCTTGGGGATGTGGAGTGACTGGCTGGCACACCGTGGTGCATACTCAACCCGTGAAATTGTCACGGGGGCAGAACGAGCTATGAACCAAATCATAAACTCGGAGCAAAACAATAGCATAGATCAACTGCTCTCTACAGGTATTGTTAGCGGGCTCAATGCTATTGTAGGACAGGACCAAGCAGGGGGTGGTGACGGCACCACCAATAACGACGACCTCAACGATGTGATGGGACCATAATGGAAAGTACAATGAGATTCATTCAACGTGTGGCGTTCGCCATCTTCGTCATCTGCGGCCTCGCTGGCATCGCCCTCGTACTCAGCGGATGCTCTATGGCCCGTGGGCCAAGCGGCGAGATCATCGTCGGCATCCCTGTGGGAGTGCTGGTGGAGACTAGCGAGCAGGCCCTCATCGGTGCAGCGGGAATGATCCCCGTGGTCGGCCCCTTCATCCAGACATTGCTGATCGGTGCAGGGGCCTCAGGGCTCACCGTCGCCGGTGCTGCTAAGGCCGGGCGTATGGCTCTGGAGAAGCGGCGGAAGGCTTCCGACATCGCCCGCGAGGAACTCCGGGTGGAGGTCGCAGAACTCAAGGCCGAGAAGGCCGCAAGGGAGGCCAATGCTTGAGACAATCGGACTGGTGGTGGGCGGGGGCATCCTCGCCGCCACCTTCAAGATCGCATACGAAATGGGCTTCATCAAACGGGGCCTCAATGGACTCGTTCGCAAGGTGGACGACCACGAATATAGACTCCGTGATATGGAGAAAGACTGATGGCATCAGCTAGAATCGACGGACCCGCAGGGGCCACCACCACGGTTATCGCGGCCCCCGGCGTAGGTAAGAAGATCCGCATCCACGCCATCTTCGCGGCGACGAACCATACCACAGGCAGCTTCCGGCTGCACTCAACTACCGTGGATGTTATTGGTGATGCAGGAATCCCAGTGAACAACACCACGATTGCACGGGAGGTCATCATGCCGTACTCGCCGTCCCCTTGGGCAGAGCTTGCGGATAATGAGGCACTCTCAGTAACCACTGTGGCCTCCACCTGTGTGGGGCGTGTCATCTTCCAAACGGTGGATGCCTAATGGGATCACCGCAGGAATGGGACAGCCTAGACCAGCCCGGCCTGTCAGCCGAGGAACTGGAAGCCAAGCTTCATGCTGGGGCAGCCCGACAGATGCTCAAGTGGATCGAGGCCGAAGAGGTCACCGCTGGGCAGATGCAGGCTATCCTCCGCTTCCTCAAGGACAACGATGTGACAGCCCTTCCAATACCCGGCTCGCAGATGGAGCGGATTGCGGCCAAGCTGTCCCTCCCATTTAGGATCACCGATGCTGGCACAGAAGCTGAGTCACCTCGATCCGACGACTGACCCCTTTCACGACTTCCGTAACTTCGCCTACCTGATCTTCACGGAGATCCTCAAGTTCGGGGAGCCTCACGCCATCCAGTACGACATCATGGACTGGATGCGGGGCCTTCCCGAATCGCAGGACGGCATCCGCCGAGGACAGGTACAGGCCATGCGAGGATGTGGGAAGTCCGTCATCTCTTGTATATACTGCTGCTGGCTCTGGTACTGCAATCCAACGATCCGCGTCTGCCTCATCTGCTCCAACGGAGTAAAGGCAGAAGAGTCCGCGTCGTTGGTGAAGCAGATCATGGATGCTTGCGAACTCCTCCACCACCTGCGACCTGACCCTGAAAGCGATGTGGTACTCCACCACGGCAAGAAGGTTCGGGGGTTGGCGAAGGAGCAGAACAAGATGACGAGGTTCGATGTCCGGGGAGCAGGCCCCGGCAAGGACCCATCGTTCGCATGTTACCCGCTGTTCGGAGGTTGGACCGGCTCCCACCCCGACATCATCATCCCCGACGACATCGAGATCCCGGAGAACTCAGGGACCCCCGGCAAGCGTCGGAAGATCATCAAGAAGGTTCAGGAGTGCGAGTCCCTCATCCTTGAGGGCGGCACCATCATGTACATGGGCACCCCGCAGACGGAGGAGTCCGTGTACTTCGAGTTGGACAACAAGGGCTACGCCATCCGCAAGTGGCCCGCTGAACTGGTGGACCCCGCTGGGGAGCAGGCCGAGTATGTCTCGCCCATGCTTCTGCAACGGGTACACGACGGGGAGTCCCCCGGTGACCCCTCCTACCCGGAGAGGTTCCCCCGTGAACGCCTCATCGAGAAGAAGGCCAAGGGCCTCGCGTACTACGCTCTCCAGATGCTGCTGGACCCCAGCTACTCGGACGCCGCACGATTCCCCCTCAAGCTGAGGGACCTGATCATATTCGACGCTCCGAGCGACTGTGCCCCCACCAACATCTACTACGGCGGAATCCTCAAGCGTATCCCCGATCTCCACCCGTGGGGACTGGGAGAGGACTACTTCTGTGGTCCCGGCCACATAGAGCCCCAGTACGAGAAGTACACCGACCTCCTCATGTACATTGACCCCGCAGGCGGTGGGGCCGACAGCATAGGCTACTGTGTCGCGGGAGTGCTCAATGGGATCATCTACATCCTCGACTGCGGCGGAATGCGGGGTGGGAACTCCGCAACCCTCATGGAGAAGCTCTCACGGCTGGGATTCAAGCACGGCGTCAAGAAGTACATCGTGGAGTCCAACTGGGGAGGCAGCAAGACAGAAAGTGCCTACGCCCAACTCCTACAGCCCATTCTCATCAAATGGAACGGGCAAGTGAGCGTGGAGCTAAATTACGTCACTGGGCAGAAGGAAACTCGCATCCTCGACACCTTGGAGCCCATCGTGGGGTCCCACCGACTGGTGGTACACTCCCGATGCGTTTATCGCAAGGATGACGACGACAGACGCAATTTCCTCTACCAGTTCACTCATCTCAACCGGGACCGTGGTGCCCTTGGCTACGACGACGAGATTGATGCCTGCTACGGTGCAGTGACCCAATTCGTGTCCCATGTAGTCCTCGATCCCTCCAAGAGGGAGGCCGAGAGACATATAGCCGCCTCCGTCGCTACTGCCGAGCAGTGGGACAAGGAAATGGCGGGGAAGGGCAGGAAGTCATGGCGAAAGGGCCGAGAAAGCCTGAGGCTGTCAAAAGGAAGATGGAAGAGAGCCTAGAGACCCGCCGAGCCCACATGATGGTGCTTGGGGTCGAAACTGGACGCCCCGACCTCCAGAAGTTCTTCGAGTTGTGCCTAAGGGCACATGCAATCGACACACTAAAGGAATTATGACGATGGCAGCATCACAGAAGAAACCAACGCTCTCTCAGTTCCAGAGAGCGTTCGTAATGCGACATTTGGCGAAAGTCAAGCAGATTGCGAAGGATCAGGGCACCGTGGTCACCGCAAAGGGCCAAGCTGCTGCAAGAGCGGCTGTTGAGCGTACTCTGCTCGCACAAAACCGGAGGAGATGATATGGCACACCGACAACCCCTTGCAACGCAAGGAAAACCCCCAACTGACACCGCAGGTGTCGTGGACAAGGTAAAACGGAGTGGACTGTCTGCCGAAGAGACCGTTGCGAAGAGTTTGGCCGAGGGCCGAGGGGAAGTGGACCCTAACGAGGTCGTGCAGCCCGCCCCGGTGGTGAAGGACCCCCGCGTGGACCCAAGGGAGCCTTTCTTGACCGCTGGCGAGTCAAGAGACTTCAATCAGGCCCTTTCCATGTGGTTGCTGGGGGAAACCCTCAGCGGACGCGAACAACCCGACCACGACACCCAAGCGACGGTGCGGACTGGTCTGGTGGACACCTTGATGGGCCAACGGGTCAATCAAGGGGGTGCGTTCATGCAATTCCTCGGAATGTAGGATCGACTGGGGGTAGGGTGTGGAAGCGGGGGGATCTGAACAAGGATCGCCCCCCGCACCCCCCGCCGACCCCCCCGCGTCCGATAACCTGCAACCGGCAGAATCGCTACAGATCGGACAACCGGGGGCCGCGTTATCGGACGTTCCGCCGCCCGCCGCAGGGTCCGATAACCTTTCCGGGGGGATGGTCCGATAATCTCACGGGGGTCCGATAATCAGCGGCTGGCACGCCGAGGCATGGTCCGATAACCTGCCTTTTTCGTCCGATAATAACCGCCCCCCTGCCGATCCAGCGTCCAGCGAGTTATCGGACTATTCCCTCTCAAAGGCCGCACGGGGTCCGTGCCGGGTCCGTGCCGGGACCCCCCGCCAGCACCGGGAAGGGGCACGGACCCCGCAGGAGCGATCCTACACATTATCGGACCCGTTATCGGACGGCCTTCTCGACCCCTTCCGCTGGACGATTATCGGCGGGTTCGGGTCCTGTTCGGTATCTCCCGCCGACTATAAAGGATAGGGGCCGGGAGCGTTATCGGACCTAACCTTTTTCGATTAGGTGTTGCAAGGGGACCGATTGTATTCGATGATATGAGTCGCCGGGTCAACAGCCGGACGGAAGCGGGCCAGCCACTACCATCCTACGGGATTGGAAAAAGCAAACCGCAGTGTGCAATAGAGAAGGGATAAGAGGACCACCAGTTATCGGCTCTCACGAGTCACCTACTGACCCCGCCAGCCACGATGGCCCGTCACAACAGGACCCCTAACGGGGGACGGATATTCCCGGATTGAGTACAGTATCCCAACAGGAATCGGCAGCGGCCAAGCCGCGTAGTCCGATAATGCGAACCTGCAAGGGAACACCAGCCAGCCACTAGAGCATAGAACGAAGCCGATCAGTCCTGATCAGCACCCCTACATCCGATAAGGATACGGGATACGGGAAGCAAACCGCTAAGTCCGATAACACGGAGTCCGATGGCAGTGAGTACCGGGAAGGGACCGATAATACACCGTTCGTAACGGGTCAGCAGTGACCGACGATGCTCGAAACCGCCGATAACCCACAACGATGGGCACGGACTGGCGTGTGGCATATAAACCGATAAACGGTGACCCTCCCCTGCCGTGGGAGAATAATAGACGGCCCGATAATCACCCCTCTCAAAGGGCTAACCGGATAGCAACGGCAGCTACGGTTATCGGACACGCTTGACACTGATCCGGGGGGGTCGAAAGATCCCCCCGGTTATTCATGCGTCCGGTAAGTATCGTGCTTACCGGCGTTGTGTCGCAGTCTCTGATAACATAGGAGTCTAACCATGACTACTCAGAGCAAGAGCGTTGCCGTGACCGTCGATAACCGCGATGCCACGAAAGAGGATGCTCGGACCCTTGGCCGTGTGTACCGCCAGCTCGTTGACGCCTCGAAGATCGCCAAGAAGGCCCTTCGTGATGTCTCCGAGGGGTGGATCTTCCCGGAGTCTCTCGATGCGTTGCGGGAACACCGTGACATCACGCAGTCCAGTCTGGATGCCGTGATGGACATCGCGTGGGCCGCCCTGACGGGTATGCCCAACGGTGTCGTGGCCGGACAGGCCACACCGCAGACCGTAGGGTTGCAGTTCTTCAACCGCAACCTGAACCGGAACCTCAAGGCCCGCCTGACGGCCACTGAGGCCAAGCAGATCAACAAGCTGGCCTTCGGCTGCTGATCGGGGCTTGGGTTGACCGGCTCGCGTGGGGTGAAAGCCCCCACCGTGCCTTTACCTTGGGGGCGTGGGAGTTGTACCTATGGGCTACGAATACGTTGGCCTGCTCAAGCTGGCCGTCGATGCGTCGAAGATTGACGATGTGGATTATCGGACAGTGTGGCTGGACGCCTGACCTGACCGTGACTCCCGTTGAGAAGTGCCACGCTACCCCTTGACGGGGGTGGTCGTGGTTTGTCCGTCCGCGATAGGGTTACACTCACTACACTATACCTGAACCCTGCTATCGCTGAACACGGACGCGGTTGGGGGCCTGACTCTAGTGGAGTGTGCTATGCACATCATACAAATGCAGGTGTTTTGGGTGATCTACAATGACAGTGCTGCTGATATGATCAGCATCACGGGTGACACTGCCCGTAACGGAGCGTGGGTTGAGGATGACCTGAACCACGTTCATGCTTTCGTAGTCGGAGGCTGAGGAGTTGAGCTATGGCTGGTGACTACAGTGACAGGCTGGCGTTCTGCTACGGTCGCACCTACCCCGATGCCCTGTGCCAGTACGGTATCTGGACGATGACGGGGGTGCTGGGCGTAGCTCAGTCGGATGAGATGTGCATGTACTGGCTGGGTGAGATCACCCGGTCCAACTGCAAGGGTGTGGAGAAGGTGGTGGTGGGCGAACGGCTCACCGTGGCCGAACGGTGGGCCAAGATGCAGGCCGGTGTGGTGGACATACCTGTCCGCATGGTGCGACCTGTATCTGACTGGGCAGGCTGACTGCCCACACCACAGGGGGTGTGAAACCGTACCTTTGGAGGCGAAGAGGTGTGCTATGGGTATGCTGCTTGTGATAGTGGTGTTGTGGGCTGTGTGCGTGGAGGTGGAGTCATGGGGTTAGCACTGCGTAACGTGATACACCGCATGCCCAAGAGGCTGCGTGTGTACAGGCAGAGCCGCATGGATCAACGCATGAAGGGGGCAGCCATAGCGGGAGCGGGATGGGCCTATCGTCCTGCTCCGTCGATGCCTGAGAGGCTACGGATAGCCGTGGCCTCGACACTGGAGGCTGAGGCGTGGCACCTGAGGCAGATAGAGGAGCGATGTGATGCGTATGCTGCTGGCTGGTATGACTGAGGCGTGGGGGTGGGCGGATGACAGGGTGCATCTACCCCTCACCATGTCACAATGCACGGCACTTTGCTACATTGTAGTGATGTGCTAGGGGAGGCCAAGGGTGGGTGGATTGGGGCCGCAACTGGGTTCGACTGGCGGTAAAGCACGGGGTGAC